AACTAAACATAACTTCGTAATCAAATAACTTATTTAGATGTGGTGGTTCAAGCGCACTTCCAACTTTACATATAACACAAATAGATGCGATTGGTAAAGAACATGGAGGTTTTTCATAAACGATTTGAAATCCGTTTAAAAGTTTTTTGTATTCCATATATTATAGTATTTTAATAGTGACTATTAATTTTGTCATCTTCAAATTATAATTCAAAGATATTTGGTTATAGTTGTAAATTGGGGAATGATTGTTGGAATATTTAAAATTTACACAAAGAACAGAACATATTTTTTAAGTTAAATTGTTACGAAATCTGTCCGACCCCTCAAAAAATTGAAATTTTTTTTAAAACAATGATTTTGGTACAAAAAATAAGGCAATGCAATCAGCACAAAAGGTTTACACGATTACGTTTGGCGATGTGGCAGAGAATCACGCAAGAATGCAGCAAATTGGAACTTTGCACGAAAGTGGATATTCGATTGAACAAATGGAGATGGTTCAATCGAAATTAGATAGATTGGGGTTAGAAACGGAAATGGTCGATTTGAATGGCGAAATTGAAGCAAAGGTGTTGATTGTTCGACGAGGTGCTCAATTTATTTTAGGGGAAGAAACAGATGGATTAATGGCAGAAAATGATGCATTGACGATGGATAAAAAAGCATTTATGAAGGGGCGCGTTGTTAACAAAGTGGCAAGGTGGAATTTATGTTTTGCGGATGAAGATCAAGAGCCTAGTTACGAAGACGGAAAAGGCAGAATTGTTGCATGGAAGCATATTCCAAAAATGGCACAAATTCGACAAGTAATTTCTGAATGGACAGAAGATGTCTTGTTGAATGGGGAGGCAAATTATTATTATGATATCTCAAAGTGTGGAATAGGATATCATGGTGATGCAGAAAGAAGAAAAGTTTTTGCTGTTAGAATGGGGGCATCAATGCCTTTATTCTTTCAATGGTTTCAACGATCGCTGCCAATAGGTGATCCAATAAAATTGGATTTGCATGATGGAGATATGTATATGATGTCTGAAAAAGCAGTTGGTTTTGATTGGTTGAAGAAAATAGTGCCAACTTTGAGGCATTCGACTGGTTCTTCTAAATTTACGATAATTGTCAAAAAAGAAAAGTCTGAAAAAATGCTAGAAAAGGAAGCAGAAAAGGAAGCGAAGAAGGAAGCAAAGATGGAAGCAAAGCGATTGGAGAAGGAAGCAAAGATGGAAGCAAAGATGGAAGCAAAGCGATTGGAGAAGGAAGCAAAGATGGAAGCGAAGCGATTGGAAAAGGAAGCAAAGGCATGAAGAGGCAGCAAAGACGAAGAAAAAGGGGTAAAAGCGCGAGGAGATAAATCCAAAAAAGGTAAGATTTATATTTAATATTTTTAAAAAATGATACTAACACTTTTTTTCATTCAATATTAAAATTCCAATCAAGAAACAATGAATCGTTTGAAATCATTTTTTCGAGTAATAAAGATTCATTGGAAGAAAACAAATGTTTTTTTTCTTCCAAAATCTCCAATTTATAATAACTTTGTATTCCCGAATATTCCAATTGTTTTAGTAGTACCATTTTTTCATAAAGTTTTCGCGGAGAATTAAACAACAAAAGAAATAATTTCCACATTAATAATGAATTATATTTTTGTCTTTATGTATATTTACTGACATTAAGACCAAATGTTAGTAAATTATGAAAAAAGGGGCACTATGAATGCAAATATCTTTTTGAACAAATGTAAATTACGTAAAAATATTAATATAATATATGAATCCTTTTATTGTAATTGATAACTATAAATTTACACTTATAGGAAAATTAAACGAAAGGCGTTATTGGTATGTTTATATTTTGTCTGAGCACATTACAAATCCTGCAGATACAACTAAATTTTGGGTATATCCTTCAAACAGTGAATTAGGATTATGGAGATTATCTGCCACATCAGAAAATATAAAATATAAAGGGCAATTTGTTTCTGCAGTTGCGCGTCAAAATCAGTTGAGAAATCCTATTGGAAAATATTTTTACTATGATTATGTACAACAAACCTGTATATATATTGAACTACAAGTTTTTATTAATGACCATTTTGACAAACTTAAAAATATAGCAGTGCCGTCATTATCAGAAATTACTCCAAATAAACCTCATAATTCAAAAAGTAAAGTATCATTGGCAGACAATGAAAAAATATTCAATCTCATTGATGATGAAAATAGACAAATACAACTTTCACCTTTTATTCTTTTGCAGCAAATTATAGAATGTGGAGAGGTTGAAACTATTACACCTAGAAGAAGACCACCAGATGTTGTCATAACAGAATTTTCTCATCAATTGCAAATAGAATACGATTTACTTTATAAAAATGTCGAAATAGTTGCTCCATATAATAAAGTTTTTCAAGATATGATAGATATTAATGGCAATATCATGCGTTTTCCATTGAAAAATAAAAGAACCGGAGAAGTTGTAATTTTATATGCGTGTGTTGTAAAAATGAAAGAAATCCAAACTCTTTCGGCATTTCGAAATTCAAGCGAGAATATAACTAGAATTTGCGGAAAAGATTTACATATTATGCCTTTTTTTTTAACAACCGAAGATAGTTCTATAAATTGTTTTGGCACTTATACAAAATATATACCGTGTGGTGCATTTATATGTAAATTGTTTGATTATAGTGATGGTTATCATAGACTTGGTGGTTACAAACAATGTACTCCGACAGAGTTTTCGAGAAGTCATTGTACAAGTACTTACAGTTATATTGGTGATAGGTATGACAATATTTTTCCGTTTAATGAATGGATTAGTAAAACAAATTATATATTAAATAAACCTTGGTCTAGAAAGTCGGGCGTATTTACCGCTACAAAAAGGAAGAAGAAATCGGTAAAACGAAGATCAATATGAAGCAGACAAACAATTTGTGGATTGAAGAATTACGATAATTTAGTAACCAAATAAAATAAAATTCCACCCCACATTGTATCCATAATAACAAGAGGTACTGGCCAATTTTCAAAAATAGTTAGATTAGTCGTTTCATAAATTCCGTTTATGGTAAAACCTAGTATGAATGCATAAATTGCACTTTTTTTTGGAAGATACACGAAATAATAATAAGCAAACAAAACAAATAAATAACAAATAATCATGGCAAAATAATTCATTTTTTTTATTTTTAGAACGCGTGTTGTGTACTTTTGTGTCAAATACAAATAAAGCCCATCCAACCCCAATAAAACAAATGGGAAAATCATATATTACACAATGAAAAAACTTAAAGCATCCCTCCAATTGTTTTTCTCGATTTAGAAGGTTTGTATTTAGATGATCTTTTGCGTGTATCCTTTATTCTTTGTAGTTTAGTTAACCATCCTTGATACATATCATATGCATAAATATATGCTTGAGTACAACTGTCTAAATAATCATCAATTGATTTGTTAGTTTTTCTATATTCTTTTGGAATAGCTTCTTTTAGATCTTTCATATCATAAAATCTTTCATAATATATATTATCTATTTCTTGCTTTACCTTCTCTCTCGACAAATCAACATAACACGCACCTTCATGTATTTGATAAAACATGATTAATCGAACCTTTTTAAATATTGCTTTTTGATATTGAGAACAATAATTATAAAAATCTTCGGCTTTTTCAAGTTTAGATAAATCTTTTTTGAAAGTGGTATCTTCTTCATAATTAATTGGCAACTCTGGGGAGTTTTCCCAATTTTCCGAAACTGGTTTAAATGGCATGCAGTTAGATTCGGCTTCTTCTCCATGAAACCTATCGTGAAGTAAAAATCCAAGGGGTTCTTCACAAATACCGTCTGCATACTTCGCCTTTCCTACAATTTCACAATAGTAAACACGATCAAAATACTCCCTCATAATTTTTTCTATGGAAAATTCACCTTCCATCCATCTAAAAAAAAAGATTGGATATTTTTTATTCAATAAAATTTCACGAGTATAATCTTTTGTTATATCCATATCATCTGCGTTTCTGGTGAAAATTAAATATTGATATTTTTTGTCAAGATATTCTTTTATGTCGAAATATTCAAGGTCGATAATTTCTAATAATTCGTCCTCATTCAATACGTCGAGGTCCGAATACAAAGCTGGGTCATCTTTTTTATATGGTAAAGAGATCAGTGCCGAAAATTGAAAAGCAAAAATATTTATTAGGCCGACGTGATTTGGGTCTTCTATATATTCTTGAATTTCATTATGTATTTTTTCAAATTTCTGAGAAAGAAAATCCACATCAAATGATATTCGTCTTTTACCGCATCCCGAAAATATACCATTTCTAAAGTCTTCAATCGCTTTGCGACCTTTAATATACATTATCTCAACTATTTTTTTTGTTAAATCTTCATAGTTAACATCTTGTCTTCGACTAGTCATTAATGTGCACAATCGTTCGTAATCCATAAGTTATATTTTTAAAATATTTTATTAACCAAATGATTTTCGAATTCGAGTTAGAGAAGTTCGAGTTTTTGTAAACGATTTGTGGTGTTTGTTTTGAAATCATTTTTTCTTATTTTAATTATAATAAAAATTGAAATAATTTTTATTATTCTGTACTTTAAAAATGTCGCAAATTGAAAATAACGAAAAGTTTCTTGAAATTATTGCAAATTTAGAGAGTCGTTTAGAAAAAATGGATGTTTTGGAAAAAGAACTTAAAAGGGCAAATGAACGCATCGAATGGTTGGAAATGAATCATGAAAAAAGAATCAAGGATTTAGAGAGGTCTGATGAGATTCGTGGAAGAATCATGGATTCAGTGTGTAACGAGTGCACGACTCTGACAGATTTTCAAATCAGAACAGAGTCGTGCCTAAATACGCTTTTTCAATCCTTGGGACAGATTGAAAAAAGGCAAGAAAGAGCGGAAGCAAGAAACAATGAATATATTTGCAAATTAGAAACAATTCTAGATCAACAAGAAACAGAAATGCTGCAGTGTGAAGTAAATGACTTGACGAGTATTCAACAGCGCACGGAAAGCGAGTTAGGACTACTCCGACTAAAAGTCATTGACGTTTTTGATCAGGTCGAAAATGTCACAAAGGATGTCAAGGAAGTGACTACAATTGTAAGTAAAGTTTATTTTAAAAATAAACATTATGATGAAACAATTAGGATGGTGATGGGGCGAATGGATGAACATGAGATGGCAATGAAAACTTGTAAAGCAAATTGTAAAGCAAATTGTGAAATTGACCAAAAAACTCAAAAAGAGTGTCAGTTTTGTGATAGTTTAGCAGAAATAACATTTGATCAGTACGATTGTTGTGTTAGTTGTATGCAACATAATCGATAAAAAGACTAATGAAATATAATATTTTAATACTATATGGATAAAAAAAGAGGAAGAGAAGAAAAAAATATTCTTTATGATATATTGTCGGACGACGAAGGAAATGGTGACGACGACGAAGGAGATAGTGACAAGCTCGCAAAAAAAAAAGAAATTCAACAAATAAAGATATTTTGACAATTGTTCTTGAATTGGCAGAAAATTTTGGAAACTCCCAAACAGAAATATTTGTTATTGATGGTTCATGTTTTGGTATTAAAAGTTTTGAAGGACTTGTCGCTCCAGGTTCATCCAGTGAAAAATTACAAAAAGATTTAATAGAGAATTTTAAAAGAATTGCAACCAAAATATTAAGAACCTCTGATCTTAATATAGCTTTTGGAGGAAAAACTACACGAAAAAATAATTCAAAAAAATCAAGAAAATCAAGAAAATAGTCGATTCATGTTGACAACTTCTGGTCTGTTCGCTTGTGGATAAAACAAAAGATTAATGTGATTAATTGTTCGAAATCGAACACTATATTCGGAATTTGTATTATTTCTACCAACTCTTCCAATCGCCTGAATAATTTTATCTTGAGTAACTTGTAAATCTTTACTAATATAGCCATGGCAAAATTGATAGTTTGTTCCATAAATATAATCACTATTTGCAATAATTAAAAATAATTTTTGTTCTCTTGCCAACTGTTTCATTAACTCTGTGTAGTCACTATTTTTATGTGTGGTAAATACACCAATTCCTAAAAGAAGTAGGACTTTCCAACTACAATCAATATCAAACGACATTATTTTTATAACATCTGATTCATCAATGTTGGAGGTAAAAGATTTTGTTTTCATAAACTTTGCCCATTTCTTGTAATGCTCTGTTTTATTTGGAACAAAAATATTATTCAAAAAGGTAGGTTTTATGAGGTGTTGTGTTAATTTTAATTCTTGAACAAATCTTGCCGATTCCTTTGTGTTTTTTTCCTTGTCTTTTTTTTCTTCACCACTATCTTTCTGTTGAATATCTTCGATTTTCTTTTCCAGTTCTATTATTTTTTTATTCACAACATTATTGAAATCAATCGTTTTCATAATATCATCCATGGTTTTTTGAGGAATATTCGCTTCTTGAATCAAAAATTGTGAAATTTTTTCGATAGACTCTGTTAAAAAAATTGTCGGGCCATCTGTCAAAGAATATGCATCTTTTGTTGTTAAAAACATCTGACTGTAATCTACCGTTTCTGTTTTATTGCCTTTTGAATCTATCATATTCGCCAGTATTTTTGTTTCTTTAAAAGAAGGTGCATGTATTTCCCAGTCAATTTCATTCAATAATTTCAAATAATATAGTTTAATGTCTTGTGTGTTGATATTAAACGTAGTAAACTGTCTTTCAACCTGAAACTTTGCTGGAACCAAGTTATTTTCATTTACATATTCAATTACTTTTGATATTTCTGTCAACTCAAAATAACGAAGAAGAGATAAATTACTCAAACAGTGTCTTGCGATTTCGTGTAAAACGTTCGTTTCATTCGTTAGTGTATGTGGCAAGATATATTTTCCATCATGAATCAAAGGAATTGATTTTTTACATTCATGACTCGTTATAGTAACTATTTCGCCATTAAATTTTGAAATATAATTGCATATAGTACTATCAATTTCAGAACAAGAAGGCAATGTTGCTGACGAAAGAATAATATTTGGGATAACATTGTTTGACCAATTTTTATGGATAATTTCGTGGAATGGATGTGTATCATAATCTAATGTAATGGTTGGTTCATCCCATTGAACAATGATATCGTTCACACTATTAAACGCAGACATATAATACATTGCTGGTAGATAAGAGCGCAAATCGCAAATCATTATTTCAACATTATCGCCTACTGAATTATCTACTTTGAAAATTCCTCCAGATTTTTTATGTTTTACAAATTCTTTTGCTGCCGAATAATGTAAGCGAATATCATCTGGGGTATCACAACCAAACGCAAATGCTATTTTTTTCCCCATTGTAATACATGATTTTGCAAGAGAAATACCAATATGTCTTGCTGCACATAAAAAGATGACTTTATAATTATTACTCAACGCTAAAGGAGTCAGTGTTTTGCCAGTACCAGTTGGTGCAGAATATAATATTAATTTGGGACTTTTTATTCGTGTTTCGATGAACAACTTTTTTTGATGTTCATACAAAGTAATATCTGAATATTTAGACAAAACATCATTTTTTTCAATCATTTCATTGCATTGATAAATAATTCTTTTGATAGAGCAATCTTGTTCTAAAAACGAGTCTACTATTTTTGCAACAAATTTATTAGGTATTATTTTATTTTGTCTTAATTTAAATAAAGTAAAATAATGCAATTCATAATCTTTTTCCATATTTATAATTTCATTTAATAGCAAAAATTCAAAAATATTTGAATGGACTGTTTTATTTTGTTCAAAACGTATTTTATCGGCTTTTTTTAGTTTTAATTTTGTTTTGGGTTCCGAAATATCTTTGAATATAGCATGATTGTTAACTAACTCTTTGAAATACGTATCATAAATATAAACCTCTATACAATTTTTATATTCATCACTGTAGTCCGACGTCATTCTTAAAAAAGATAATATTGATTCTGTTTTGTTAATACTTATATTTGGATGAGTGTATCCCTCTACAATCATTTGTAAAATTTTCTTTTCTTGATCGTTTTCTGGAAGTTCGATTGATTCCCATTCGGTTTTGCTAAGTTTTCCTTGTGAAAAATCCATCGTTTTTTTAGTTACTTGATTACGTTTTAATATAATTTAAAAATACAATTTCCGAGATTTGATGCCTTTTTGTGATTTGTGTCCTTTTCGACCCTTTCGTGATTTGTGTCCTTTTCGACCCTTTCGAGTTTGTAAATTTAAATACTTGACAAATTTATCAAACCCACCAGCTTTGTGTGTTTTTTTTGGAGAACTGACTTGAGAACTGACTGGAGAACTGACTTGAGAACTGGTTGAAAAGCTATTTGGAATTTGGCTAACGGCTTGAACTTCTGGAACAACTCGTGTATCATTTAAATTGTCATATGCTTTCTCCATACTTTCTTTGATATTATCGAGAATTTGTTTATTTGTTGTTTCATCGGGTTCAAAAATTTGGTTTATTAAGTTAGTCCTATTTGAAAATAATGCATTTCTTAAAGGCCTTTGGTTTAATTCACTTTCTATAGACATTCGAGATATAATAGCCTTTTCCCTTACTTTAAACGGGATTTCATCTGTCAATGATGTACCTCGTGGAGTATTCCTCATCATCTCTTCATAATTCCGTTTGGATCTCTCTGCACTCGGTACTTCAGATGTAACCTCGCCTTTTGAAACACCGCGAGGTTCACAAGCAGTTAAATACAATAAACCATATTCTTTATCATTTTCGCCTTCTTTTGCAAGTAGTAAATCGTTAAATGCTTTATAAATATCTGATAAAAAAAGAGGTCTTTTATCTCTTTGCCAAGTATCATTTGTATATACACGTTCTTCTGTAAAAGTATTTCCTTCTACTTTTAACAAACTAATATTTCCAACACCCTCTTTGTCAGAAGTTAATTTGAGTTCAGCTATAGTCTTGTTCCTCGGTGTTGCAGAATAACAGTTTTCCATTAATAAGCGAGTTGCGTCAAAGTCAGGACCCACCCTGGGAGCCCTAGAACGGGTAGTAAGACCAGCTATACCTAGTTTCACAATAGAAACACGTTTATCATTTAGTTTAATTGGTTCTAGAAGAATTGATTTGAAATTGTCCACATCGCGCGATTTATGTCTTCCGTGAGCACCTACATATAATATATAAAAAACTTCTGGACTACATTCAGTAAAAAATGCTCGTAATTCGTCTGGTGTTAATACTCTAGGTATATAAGTATTCGGACAAGCCACATTAGTTACTTGCGTACTGCAAGTACTTGAACTCGAAGAACTACTTGACGAACTAGTCGGAGATAAATTCATAGCTTTAGGAGAAGTTGAGCTCGAGGGTGATGAACTCTTCGCTCTTTTATTCATTGGACTTTTGGATCTTTCGGGCGATAAACTGTTGGGCCTTTCAAGCTTTAAATTAGTAGCTCCCTTGCTCATTATATATGTTTATAAAAAATATTCACGTTCTCTCAATCAAAATTGCGATTGGAAAAAGTAGTCTTTTGGAACAATTAAAAAAATACAAGGATATCAAAGTAAATTTTCTAGACGAGCCAGTAGAATTGTGGGAAAATATCAAAAATAATGGCGTTTATAAAACGCATTTGTCTTTCAAATGGAATTATCCATTCACCGATTTGGCTTTGTATTTCAATATATCTTTTTCGATACTAGTCGTCGGAAATTCTTCGGATCCATAAATATCTTGTAATAATAACCATTCAAACATTCCTCCTAAATAAATGTAAATTTTCTTAAATCCAAAGGAAACAAGTTGGTTGTATTTTTTAAGCACTTTTTCATCATTTGCATTTTTACCATAAATAATAATTTGCGTGTTTTTACAAGTATTTATCATTTGATTTATCTTACTTTCTTCATCCATTGCAGAAATGGTATTTTTTATTAAACAATGTTGTAGATCTTTTGGCATAGTATTTATGATAACATAATTGTCAATTCCCTTTTGCATATCTTCAAAATTAATTTTACAATTTTTGTTTCCCATTTATTCTTTTTTAATGTTTTTTATTATTCATCTATCGGTATAAAACATGTTTTCCCTTCGTAACTATAAACAACTTCAATCCGTTCACCATCCTTTTCAAAAATATCAATTCGCCAGCGATCATCCGCAAACCCACCTTCTTTTATTTCTACCAATGTTCCAACATCACGTACTTCGTCTGCGTAATATTTTTCAAGAGGATAACGGGCATTTGGCGTTTCAAATATTCGTCGAATTTTATTATATTCTGCATGCTTGTATTTTTTGCCAATCTTTGTTTTTAATCTGAAAACTTCCATTCTTCTATAACGTTTTAAATCGATTTTAAATCAATTTTTAATTCGTTTTTTTTCCTGCGCGATGCGTGTAGTTGTTTTTAATGGTTTAATGTTTCGATGAAATTATCGTGGGCTTCTTTTTGTTCTTCGAGTGCATTATAATTAATGCTTTTTTGCTTTTAGTTTTGGTTTCAGTGTTTTTTAACATATGTAAATTTAATATAAATCATATTTAGAAATTGGATCCCAACTGGCAAAGTTATTATCATTTAAACTTGTCACAAGACGTTCTTTTTCAGCTAACATATGTTGAAAAAATCTTTGTATTTCTTCTTTTTCTATGTCATCGATATTTTCAAAGACTCCATACTTAAGAGCAGACTCTATTTTTTGTAGTTTTTCTTCTTCTGTTTTTCTTATTAATTCAATATGTCTTCGTTCAGCCGTTTCACACCTTTTGCGCGTTCTTTTTAAAGCATTTTCTTCTCTTTTTATTTTACTATCTGCTTTTGTAACTGCATATTCTACTAACTCTCTACGGGTTTCGTCAAAAAACTGGTCTGAACTAATTTTACCATTTGTAAAATTTCGATATGATTTTTTTATATAAGTCCATATATTCCCCCCTTTTTGAGTTTTTTTATTTTTTTGAGTTTTTTTATTTTTCATATATTTATGATTTATTTTAATAATTACAAGATTTTAAACGATAATTACAATACTTGGTGTTTGTGATGTTATATCAAGAGCACGAGCATATACTAAATGATTGTATTGATTATGTCTTAACATTTCTTCTGTTATTACATCGAAAAGATCGAATTTCAACTTGCTCAAATCAATCGCATATTCTGCAATCATTTTCAACAAAACCAACGGAAGCTTACTAGATTTTGCAATAGTGACAAAGAGCTTCATTCTTTCCTCTTTCACAAATTCTCGCTTCTGGTAAATCATGCGCGCATCATTGAGTGTCCGAACAGTCCGCGGAACCATCCATGTAGGAGGATTCATTTCTCCTATAATATATGGCAAAAATGAAGGGCTTAAACAAACGTCAACTGTCAATATTTTTTTCGACAAGTATTCCGACAGTTCCAGAGTTCTGAATGGATTTTCTCGATAAAATGTTGTAAGATTTTCTTTCACAACATTCAAAAACTGGATAAATTCACAAACGAGCATTGTCAATTCAAAGCGCTTTGGAGCAACACTTGCATTTTTTGTGACTGCAATGTTTTCTATTTCTTCGTCACACTCTTCTAGTCTATCGTCGAGGCTCTCGTACAATTGTGAGAGAAGAGTGTGATGAAGAATCGATGGATTTGCACAAAGTGTGAAAAGTGTTTTTGATCGTGCGATTTTTGTTTCAATTTGATTCGCGAGCGGTTGTATCAGCATTTCCTCGAGTATCTCTTCGTCCATGATTCTTCGAATCAATTGATGTGTTTCCATGATGGTTCTGCCATATTGTCTGCGTTCTTCCATTTGTTCTTCGAGTGGAAGCGGAAAACCAAATGCTACTCTGGAAAGATATGGATTACATTTGACTCTTCTTTTTATTACTGTATTGCTTCGAAGTATCGAATCAAATTTGTGCGAAATTTCTTCTTCGGAGTACATTTTTACTTTTACAATTTATAAATATTTTTTTCAATTTTTTCCACCATAAGCAATATCTTTTTTTCTCAAATAATTATCTATTAATCGAATAATAGACAGTTCACGAGGTGTTAAATCTCTTTCTAATTGATAAATATTTTCATATGGGGGTTGTAAATTATCAAATGTATTGCACGAAAAGTCATATATTTTTATAGGAACTTTCTTGCCAATTGTTTCTTGAATAAAAGAACCTAGTATTAATAATTTTTGCAAAGTTATACTAGGTAAAAGTAGTTTACTTCCATTTATTTTTACAATATTCCTCTCTAATAAAGAAAAATATTTTTTTGCAACGTCGCGTGATAAACTTACTAATTTTCCTGCCGTTTCTATTATTTTTTCTAAATCGTTGCACAATAATATATATTCCTCAGAACTACATCCATTTTCACCATTTTTTGTGATAATCATGACAATTTTAATACTATCGTCGTCATTGTACTCAATGCCATACTTTTTGTTTATCATTTTACTTACTACTTCATTATCATATTTCATAAGGTTTGTTTTAGATTGTTTACTGTTTCTCCTTTTACTTTTTGATTTACTTTTTGATTTACTTTTTGATTTACTTTTTGATTTTTGTAATCTTTTTTTAATGTGCCTTCTGAATGTTTTTTGAATTTTGTGAGCGGCAAGTCTTTCCAATGATGTAGCTTTATGTTGAGTGTACAAAACATCACCATAATGTCCAAAGTGTTCTACTAAGGTATTTGTCGGACATTTGTTTGTTATTTCATTGAAAACATCACTTATAAATGTTTCTCGTTTTACAGCTTCATCATATGATGTATATATTGGCGCACCAGCACAAGTGTAACTTGTAGATAGTGAAACATTTAAATCGGAAGTATCTAATTCTTTATATTCAAATTCAATTATTGGTTTATTTGTAGTATATGATACAGTATTTACACGAGAAGGAACGACACCAGAAAAATCTTCATGTACTACATCAAATGTTCCATTCTTAGATATTATCGAACCATCTAGTTCGTTATCTACAAAACTAGTCATTAATGTTCCATGACAAGTAATAATAAATGATATTTTTGATATTTCCATAAATTAAGAACATATTAATTTTAGTTCAGAGATGTCAATTACTGGTAAATCTGGATGAGATTCCCAAAAATATTTACAAAATGCCCATGTAAAACAGCAATCGTCGACATACCAATCTAATGGCAATTGTCTTCGTATTTTTTCCGGAACAAGATAAAGTGAATCTTTTGGTAAAACAGTGCACAATTGTTCTAAATCAGTGTTTTCGTTTATGGATTCAATGTACTGAATCGTTTGACTATTTTTAGGAATTTTCAATATCAAATCTTTTAACAAAGGAGGATAATGATGAGAATAATTCCAGTTCCAATCACTGCATCCAAAAGTATAATAAGTAATATTCCATACTAATCCATCTATATATTCTTTCGAATTTCCTCCCAATGTTTCATTGTAGCGCTTTTCCCATCCATCTTTCATTGGATTTATAAATAATTCTACTTTTCTATCAATCAATGGCAAGTTTTCAATTTTTTGCATCGGCTCAGTACACCGAGGCTTTCTCGAACGCGCCAAAAATTCTTTCTGAATAAATTCTTCTTCTCTATCAGATAACAATTGAAGAAAATGAAAAAAATGATCCCAAACAATCGTTATTTCTTTCGTGTTTCTATCAATATTTACTATTTGTTTTTGATTTAATTTGTATGCATTTATTATTTTATCGATACCACCCGTACGAATGTTCAATGCTGGAAAATGTGGCATAAAATCATTGCCCATCAAAAAAGAAATAAAGACATAATCGTGAATATGGCCTCCCATTTCTTTTTCGATAATTCTAGAAAGGACTGAAACATTTAATAAATAATTTGATTTGGGATCAAGTGACGAATGAAACTGCTTTATATATTGTGGAGTTTCGCGAAACAAATATATATTTGTTAACTCAATGTGCATCATCGAAATCATAATCAAGTCAGAATCCAGGCCGTAAATAAGATGCACTTCGTCTTGTTTTGCATTATCTCGAATAATCTGAAAAATCTTGTGTTCTCCTTCGCCAGAACAATCTGATAAAACATTGTACTGTGTAAAATGTGATTTCATCATTTCTGACAAAAGTTTCATAAATTCAGTTCCCGGGGTTATATTTGCCGTGTTCCATTTTGGTGAAACTTTTTTTATCCGAGATTGTGCCTTGTTCAAATAGTATGACTTAAAGCGTCGCTCACGCTGCTGTTGCATTTTAGCACGAGGAGCACATCCGTCAAACGCAATTGTCACTGTTTTTTTAGGAGCTACAAACAAAATATATTTTTCGATTTCTTGAATAACTCGTTTGATTATTTCATCATTTGATTGATTTACAATATCATAAATGATTGAGTTTGCATCAAGGTAAAAATGATCTGGTTGAGGCGGATTTAGTAAAATTTCCAAAATATCTGGATGATTTTTGATCAAGTATGAGTAATAACTTGGTATGCCCATTTTTACATTTATATAATTTTATATTTATATTTATTATAGAATGAATGAAGTCAATCCCGACCCTGTAAATTTAAGTCTTCCAAAAATAAACTTGGGTTCAGCATTAACTATTCCAATAGGAATACTATTATATTCAATATGTCAAACAAGCCAACCAAAATATTCGGGGTTTATTTATATCGGTTTATTAACATTATCCGTTATCATACGAAATCTCATGTCTACATTTAATATAACAGATCAAAAAGAATCATGTATAAATGAAATATTTAACAAAAAAAAGTTGACCAATGATTTTTTTATATCATTTTACACATTAGTTTATACCATTGTTCCTATGTTATACTTTAAGATTCAACAACCACTTGTTATGATTTTTTTAGTTAGTTATACGTTAATTACTATTATTACAAAACGAACATGTTATAATCAACTTACAATATTAATTGATGTTTTTATTGCTACAATGACAAGCCTTGTAAGTATCTTTATAGTCATCCAAATTAATCCAAATTGTTTTTTGTTCATGCCAACTCCATCGGATGCTGAACAATGTTCTAAACCTTCGAATCAAAAAATGGTTTGCGCAGTTCATAAAAACGGAGAATTAGTCAAAAAATTCTAATTCATAAAAGATTTATTATTCATCTTCATCCATTGGTGAAATCCTTTTGCTATATTTTTACGATGCATTGTTTCACTTAACATTTTTAAACCATTGTCTTTTGCTGTATAAGTATTCAAAAAATTTGTGTATACATTTCTCAATTGTTTTGCATTATAAAGATCCAGGTCTGCCTCTAAAAACTTTGGTTTTTTATGCCCACTGTTTACATTATTATGAAAAAACCAAAAAAAGCTGGCCATGTCATTTTTTGTATTAAAAATTAATTTAGGATGGCGCTGAAAAAAATTCTTTGCATGATTACTGCAGTTTGGACATGGAAGATTTTGCGAAATGATCCTCAAATTATGAAATAGACCATCGCGAATTTTCATAAATTCTTCTGGTTTAATTTTTGCAATAATCGTATGAAATAATGTCCAACATGATGGACCCCAGACTTTGATAGAAACCATAATATTTTGATAGAAAAAAATATAAAAGGTTAATCTTAAAAAGGGTAATGAATTTTGTTTTTGAGAATGATTTTGATTTTAAAAGTGAAATGCAGAAAATAGACGAACCATCTACAAACACGTGTTTAATTAGTGGAAATCCACTTATTGATAAATGTGTGTTAGACTGCAATCATGTTTATAACTATGATTCTATATTTACTGAAATATATAATCAAAAAATGAATCCAAAATTTAAAAACGATATTCGATTAAAAGACAATGAATTGAAATGTCCATATTGTCGCAAAATCCAAAAAGGTTTATTGCCTCCAAGAAAAAAAATTTTTAGAGTAACAACTACTAATAAAGATTATGAATTGGATCCATTGATAGTTCCTACAGTAGACTATTTACATTTATTCGAAGAAGGTGTTTGTGCGTTACCATCTTGCGTTAAAAAACAAGTAACTTTTTTACAAAGGTTGAATGCATCTGTTTGTTGTTTTCATATTAAATTACCAAAAACACAATTAACAAAAAGTATAAAATTACACAATTACTTGTTGAAACATCCAACGACTTCATTAACAGATATTCCTTATTTTTCATTGTGGGAAGAAATTCAAAAAGATAGTGATCTTGCGAAAAAACAAGCAAAAGCAGAGGCTAAAGCAGCAAAAGAACAAGCAAAAGCAGCAAAAGAACAAGCGAACGCAGCGGCTAAAGCAGCGAAAGAACAAGCAAAAGCAGAGGCTAAAGCAGCAAAGGAACAAGCAAAAGCAGCAAAAGAACAAGCAAAAGCAGCGGCTAAAGCAGCGAAAGAACAAGCAAAAACAAAATTAACTATTTAATCTAGAAATAACCTTAAAATCTTCTTCGGAATCGAGTCGTTCGCGCTCGATCATTGCCATTACATTTTCTGGTCGAAGGAACATTTCTTCAATTTCTTTTTTTATTCCACTAAAACGTTCGCGCATCATTTTGTAATTATAACTAAAGCAAAGTGGGTTCTTCAAAAATTTTGACCAAACAATTTTGCCTTTATTTTTGCTTAATAAAGGCAATATTCGTGGATTTTTGTTTTCACACAATGCCGACCAAACAATTCGCGGGTCGTTACTACTTTCTGAAACAATTTCAATGATTTTATCGACTGCAATATCGTTTGGGTTTTTGAAAAATGAAATCCAACTTATCGTAAAAGAATCTGTCAGTAAAAGTTGAACTGCCGCATCGCTTGGATTTCTCGAAAGTCTATATCCGGACAACAAGAGTCGTTGTTCAGTGAAAAGCGCAGTTATTTTTTCATTTGTATTGCTCGATGCATTCCACCAATTTATATTCTCTCTTTCTTCTAACAAAAATTCGGCCGCGGCGTCTGATGAATTTTCTGATAATACTGCCCAGTTTATATTCTCTCGATTCTTTTTCAGAAATTCAATCACACATTTGTTAGGATTTGCTGCTAAATAGTACCAAGCCAAATCTGCCTCTGGAAACGTAATTTCACACATCGGTTGTGTTTCGCAAATAAGTGCAGCTCTTCTTCTGTAGTTGTCTACTGAATTCTCTTTTCTTAGATGAAAATATTTCATTTGTGTATGATGGTTTGTCTTGACTTCATGTGGATATTTTACAATGAGTTTGTCATACAAAAAGAGTGTTTTTTCGTTTAACAGAAACCACGAAGCAAAATTCGCGTCCAATGTTTCAAAGTTTGCATAAAGGATATCTGCAGCTATAAAGTGAGGATTGTGTGATAAGTCCATAATGAAGCTAGGTGGTAAATCTTCCACATCAATCCAGTCTGGGAACACTAATTTGTAAAAGTCTTGATTCATTTTTATTGAATCATTTGAATTGAACGCGATTCAATTTTTTGCATTTAATCTAGAAATCACGTCAAAATCTTCTTCGGAATCGAGTCGTTCGCGTTCGATGATTGCCATGACATTTTCTGGTCGAAGGAACATTTCTTCTATTTCCTCTTTTAACGGTAAACAACGTTCGCGCATCATTTCGTAGTTGTAACTAAAGCAAATTGGATTCGCGATAAAAATTGGCCAATCTATTTTGTCTTTATTGTTCCGCAAAATATCAAGCACTCTTGGATTCTGATTGTTACACAAACAAGACCAATCAATTCGCGCGTCATTCCTATTCTCCGTCACAATCTCGATGATTTTATTGACTGCATTATCGTTTGGGTTTTTGCAAAATTCAAACCAATATATTTCATAAGAACCCGTCAAGAGAAATTTTACCGCCATATCAGTTGGATTTTTCGAGAGTCTAATTTTAGAAAGATCTCGACGATTCTCAAAATGCACCATTATTTTTTCATTTGTGTTGCTCGATGCATTCCACCAAATTATATTCTCTTCTTCTTCTAACAAAAGGTCAACTGCCGCGTCCGACGAATTTTCCGATAATGCCGGCCAGTTTATATTCTCTCGATTCTTTTTCAGAAATTCAATCACACATTTGTGTGGATTTGATGCTAACAAATACCAATTCAAATCTTCTTTTGGAAACGTAATTTCACTCATTGGTCGTTTTGAGCAAATATCTGCTACTACAGATCTGTATTTCCATACTTCATCAAACCATATATCAGTTCCTCGTGTCAGGTGAAAATAGGCGAGTTCTGTTCGATGATTGTACAATATCTCGCCGCGGTATTTTTCCAGAAGCTTTTTCCGCAAAAAGAGTGTTTTTTTATTCACATGAAACCACGAAGCAAAAATTCCATCCAACGCTTCAAAGTTCGCATAAAGAATATTTACAGACATGAAATGAGGATTGCGCGACAAATCTATAAATAAATTGGTTAAAAATGGAAACTCTCCATCAACCCAATCCGGAAACCCCCATTTTTTTATCTCGTAAAAGTCAAATTCGTCCATTTTTGTTTCATCAAATATTTGATAAAAAATTCAATTTTTTATCAAATAGTACTTTATGTTTGGATATTTTGGACCACATATCCTATTTTTTCTTTCGCTATTTTTATTATATACTAAAAAAATCTATCTGATTGGCTATATCATTGCAATGGTATTTAATAGTTTACTAAATTTTATTTTAAAGGCAATCATAAAACAACCTCGACCAAAAGGAGATTTAAATTTGAATGGAAAAAAACATAGTCCTCGAATATTATCGGATGTTTATGGTATGCCATCTGGTCATGCTCAAGGAGTAGTTTTATCTACAGTGTACATTTATTCAGTATTAAAAAATGTTGAAATAACAACATTTTATATTTTACTATCATTATTAACAATGTCGCAAAGAGTAATATATAAAAATCATACAATTTCGCAAGTGTTAGTTGGTGCTTTTGTTGGCGCGTTTATTGGATATTTTGCTTGTCAAACAGCTCTTCTACAAAGAGGGCATTTTGATATTTTTGCTTGACATAACATACAAATAGTGTGATGACACTCAAATTCATTTACGGTGGTCGAATAACATACGCAACAAATATCAAAATCAATGGTAGGAAATAAATTCCGAAAATCAATGTTTTTGTCTACAAAATAATCTATTTCGATCTCTTCGTCCAGAACATACGTATGCAAATTTTCCAATATTTCACACAGATTGTCAACAGTTAACTCAAGCGCAATCGTTTTTCCTCGCGTTCCATCCACAATTTCACAGTACGTCTGATCCCGTTGTACCAAAAACACATTGTGGCCCTTGACATGAAGATTGATTCGTTCGCTTAAATCCAGATTCATTTTTTGTTGAAAATAAATGAGCAAATTATTTTCAATTTTTTATAAAATTGTATTTTAGTACACCAGATGGAATCGGTTAATCTCTTTATAACGAAAAATCATAATTTCCGTCATCCGTGTCTGATCGTTGTCTTCGATAACTCTCTTTAGATTCACCTTTTAAACTTATTATTTATAATATGTAATATTATGAATGTTAATATAAAAAATGCGGCAAGATTAGGTAATTTTATTATACAGATCAAAAATGCACTACATATAGCATTATTTCATAATTATAATGTAATACTCCCAAAACACAAGTTTTTCAATACTACTTACTTAGTTATTAATGAAAATATTACGATAGAAAATAAAACTATTGAAGATAAATATAGTTTTTTTTACAAAGAAAAAATCAAGGATCACCAGTTAATTTTTGGAAAAAATGCTGACAAGGTAAATAAAATTTTAAGAGAAATTTTTATCTTTAGTGGGATAGAATCATTAAAAAATGATTTAGTGATACACATTAGAAGTGGAGATTTATTTCAAAAAAATCCTCATCCAAAATATTTAACCCCACCATTGTCTTATTATAAAGATATAATTGAAAGGAATAATTATGAAAATATATATTTAATATCAGAAGATACTCTTAATCCTTGTATAAATAAATTATTAGCACTATATCCAAACATTAAATTCAAATTACAGTCATTAGAAGAAGATATTAAATTAATATTGGGTGCTTCAAATATTGTAATAAGTTATGGAACATTCATACCACAATTATTAGATTTTTCAGATAATATAAAATGTATATACGTTCCATCTTATTTAAATAATTACAAAAAAGAGTATTTTAAAATTAATCGTGATTGTATAGTTAAAACGAGTAAGTTAGATGAATATTACAAATTAATGATTCCTTGGAAAAATACACAAGCACAACACAAAACAATGTTATCTTACCAAACAATCGTAAAATAATGACAACAAGTGTCGCCGTTTAGTTGAATGTCCAATTCAAAAAGGTCGATCAATTCTTTCAAAATATGTGTCAACACTTGTTGCTTGTCTAAGACAATCATAGGAATCTTCGAATTGTTTGCGGTCGGAAAAACGAATGCTTCGCTCGCGTAATTATATTTTCTATCATCATCCGTGTATTGTCTGATCGTTTCGTTGTCTTCGATAAAGAAGTGACAGTAGTCACATTCTGCCAGTCTTGATTTTTCGTCTTTCCACTGTATAAACAATTGATACTGTTTATTTCCAGCCATCCGCGATTTTTCCACACCTTCACTCACTGTCTTCAAAATGCTGGTAACCACATCTTGAACAAATTGCTCTCCATAGCAAGCCCCGATAAATGCGATTAGAATCAGTCTGAACATTTTTTGCTCATTTCACTTTTTAAAATTATTTTCAATTTTTTCGACGAATCGTTTCTTTCGTTTTTACAGTTCGTTGTTCTAAAACACAATCAATAATTTTTTCAACTTCATCGTCTTTGTACATTTTTTGGAGTGCAGTCAACAACATTTTTTTGTTAATGGATTGCTTAATTGTTTGCTTTTTGTATAAAAGTGATTCATCCTTCATATCAAATGAATCGACATTGTTTTTGCGCATCACGTCCACTAATATATTAGTAATGGACATTTTTTTCTTTTTTAATTCACGTAATTCATGTTGCAGACGATTGATTTCGTCATCCAAGTTCACCCAACTATTCACATTTTCAACCAAAGCTTCTTTTTCCATTTTATTAAATGAAGGATTCCTTTTAATTTATTTTATTGAAAATTCGGATTCTCAAACTCAAAATATGAAAATTGGACATTTTTAAAATGTCCAATTTCGGTTTTTCGAAAAAAGGTTTGCCATTTTTTTGAAAAAAAAGAATGTTACTAATATGATGTCAAAAATTTCTATTAAAAAAATAAAATTTCCAAAATTCCGAATTTTGAAAAAGATGCAAGAAAATCAAAAGTATCAAAAGTATCGGCTTTTTTTCGCAAAAAATAATCAAACCATAATAAATGTGCAAAGTTGACACTCCAAAATATTTTCCTTACCAAGATACAAAAATGATTACATTGGATGACAAAAGTATCGGCTATTAATATATGAATAAAACACGAAGGAATGAATCTGCAGAAACAATTACGTATCTTGATGTCATTGTACGCCCAAAAAGACCTAGAACGAGATCGAATCATAATTCGGAATCAAATGGGAATGAATTAAGAAATCCAAGAATTTCTGGAATTAAAACCCGAGGAAATTCTGGGAATGAGTTAGGAAAGCAAAGAATTTCTGTAAATGAAATAAGAACCCGAGGAAATTCTGGGAATGAGTTAGGAAATAGACCAAATTCTCTCAATGAAATAAGAACCCGAGGAAATTCTGGGAATGAGTTAGGAAATAGACAAAATTCTGTCAATGAAATAAGAACCCGAAGAAATTCTGTGAATGAAATAAGAACTCGAGGAAATTCTGGGAATGAGTTAGGAAATAGACCAAATTCTGTAAATGAAATAAGAATGCAAAGAAATTCTGGTAATGAAACCAACCGAACAAAATTTGAGTTTGGTGCAAATAACCAAAAATATGAGGTTGCACTTTCTGAATTTCCAAATAATTCCAAAGAAAATATCAAAATACCTAAAATTTTGAATATAAAACATGATTTTCAAGATGTTAATGAATTTTCACCAACAGATGTTTCAAAACAAAATAGATATTTGAATGAGGTAAAGAATGATTTAATTAAATTAAATGCTGATAATATAGAAAAAGAAAAAAGAAGCAATGAATCATTAAATGGTTTGAAACAATGTGTTGATTATACTTCTTCTGAATTAGTTAAACAACAAAATATATTGAATGAAATTAATAAAATCCGCGAAGGAATGAAAATATAATATTAATATAGTATATGGCTGATGGTGAAGAAAAAATAGTTCCTGGATCTTCAGTTGAAGTTCCAATTGAAGTTGAAAGTACAGGTCCAATTGAAGTTGAAAGTGATCTTGATAAACCTTTTGCAGATGAAGTAAATATTTTCAATAGTTTGATGAGTAAATTTAATAATAATGTAACTACTGGCGAAAGTAACAATGGTTTAATAAAAAATAAGCTTATTAAATTACAGATTGACATAAATAATTTATCTGATATTTTAAACGAGCTAAAAGATGCACAAATTCGTAATGAAGCGGAGATAGAAAGGTTGAATGATTTATTAAGAGATTTAACAAATGAAAAAGAAAGGCTTAGTGAAAGTTTAAATGACCAACTGAAAAATCAGGCGGAAGATCTTAATAGTGTAAAAGAAACGCTTACACAAAAGGACAGACTACATGCAGAAGCTATTACTCAACAAATAGCTTTTAATACTAAAACCCAAGAGGACCTTGCAAATGCGGAAAGTGAAGCTGCAACGTTAAAATCAGAACTTGATAAAACTAAAGAACAACAACTACTTATAATTAAACACTCTCATGATAAAGAAATTTTATTAAATAGAGAAATTGCCGATTTACAAAGTGGTAAAGATAATTTAACAGAACAAAATGAAGCATTAAATGGTAAAATTATCGAATCACAAAATGCACTCGCTAGTTTAACTAGTGAAACTAACGCTGATAAAGCTGTATTAGATAAACAAATTGCCGATTTACAAAGTGGTAAAAATATTTTAACAGAACAAAATGAAGCATTAAATGGTAAAATTATCGAATCACAAAATGCACTCGCTAGTTTAACTAGTGAAACTAACGCTGATAAAGCTGTATTAGATAAACAAATTGCCGATTTACAAAGTGGTAAAAATATTTTAACAGAACAAAATGAAGCATTAAATGGTAAAATTATCGAATCACAAAATGCACTCGCTAGTTTAACTAGTCAAACTGACGCTGATAAAGCTCTATTAGATAGTCAAATTGCCGAATTACAAAGTGGTAAAGATAATTTAATAGAACAAAATAAAGCATTAAGTGGTAGAATTACCGAATCACAAAATGCACTCGCTAGTTTAACTAGTCAAACTGACGCTGATAAAGCTCTATTAGATAGTCAAATTGCCGAATTACAAAGATCTCTAAATGAATTGCAACAAGAATCTAACGATTTAATAGACGCCCTTCGCAAAAATAATGAAAATTTACAAAGCGAAATCGCCTCGTTGTCTGCTGAAGCTTCTACTAATAGTACTGAATTAAATAATGCATTAGCAGCACTCCAAACCTCAACTCAATCTGTAGCATCAACTCTTTCTGAACTTACGGCGTGTACCGAACTTAAAGAAGCATCTTACGCGGAAGCACGTAGATTAAATGAACAACTTAAGAAACAGCTTAATATAATACAAAAGATTAATGAATACTTAGGAAAACTACAAGTAGCTGAAACAACCAACAACAACGATGATAATACAATAATTGAATTACTTGATAACATGAGTGTTCAAGTAAAAGAACTTGAAGATGTTGCAACGGAAAAAGTTGATAAAACTGCTCCACCTGCAGGAAGTTTATCAACAAATAATCTTCTTTCAAACGCTCTTACAGAAGCTCAAAAAGCTGCTAAAGAAAAGTTCACCAGAAAGAATGAAGGAAGCGTTGTTATTAAAACAGGTAATGGTGATAAGAGTTCTGTAGGAAAACTCCAATTTCGAAAAATAATTGATCCAACTGCATCAATGAAAAAAAAAACATATGTTAGTGCAGACAAAAATTTACAACTTATGGAAGATGACATAACGACCCCTGTGAATCAAGGCGAAACTCCAGAAATAGTTGCTCAAAGGTACAAAGACCAAGCATTAAATATTAATGAATCTGGGCTCTCTCGGGAGGACAATGTAAAAAAAAGAGTTGAAAAAATTTCTGTTATCAACCAAATTTTGGATAAAATTAATTACAGAGATAGAAGTGTTAAACCAGAAAAAAATGACACAGAAGGCGTTAATATAGCCTCAGCCAAAGCAGCGACGGTCAATGGCCCTGTATTATCAACCACAGGGAAAAGATTTGATGACTTGGATAATGATCTTTATAATGATTTTACAGGTGAGGTTGCAAACGAAGGCGATAATTTAAAGCTTCCTGTTCCAGAGCCAAATGTTTCAAACAATACAGGAGGCAAATCAAAACGCAGACCAACACACAAACCAACCCGCAGACCAAACCGCAAAACAAAACGCCGAAATGCAAAAAATCTTAGAACAAAACGCAAACCAAAACGCAGAAAAACAAAACGTCGTTAAAGTTCCCAACTATTTGGAGAGCGTTTTGTTTTACTTTTAGATTTTGACGAGTGTGCACTCCTTGGACTTTTAACACTCTTCTCTTGTATTGGTCTAATTTGGTTTTGGATTAGAGTATATGGTATAGGTGGTCTAATTTCATTCTTAAGTAAATTATTATATCTATACGTGTCTTCATCAAGATTTGTGTCGTTCTCTTGCTTATCCAATTCACTGTATTTATTAGGATTATTAGTAGGAACTTCTGTTAACTCTACCCCATATGAAAGAGATTTCCTTTTGCCTTTATAACCAGAAACGAGTTTTAAAGTTTTCAATATATTTTTTATTTTATCCCATACATAACTAAAATTATTTTTTTTGGTTTTATTTTTGGGTTTATATTTTTCTATTTCTTTCATACTACCATACCCTGTAAAGTTTTGACGATTTTTTTTTTGATGAGCTTCATACTCTGCACTATTCTTTAATCTTTCACCAAACATCACGAGTTCTTTTGAAGATGGAAAAGTTAACGACGGAAATTTTTCTTTCCAAAACATATATTGTCCTTTTATAAAAATCAAAATTAGCTCAAAAATTTGTGTATGATTCCAAATAAAAATTGATAAATTTTTTAAATTACATTTCATTAAAAATGCAATTTACAACAGAACAACAAGAAGTATTTGAAAAATATTTGAATGGTGAAAATATTTTTATTACCGGTCCCGGTGGTGTAGGAAAATCCGAACTATTGCATGCAATTTATGAAGATGCTCGACAACGTGGAAAAAACATTATGGTAACTGCAACGACTGGATGTGCGGCAGTTCGTTTAAATTGCAACGCGCGTACTATTCATTCGTGGGCTGGTATTGGTCTAGGAAATAAACCAATAGAAGATTTGATACGAAAAATAAATTTTAACAATCATGTTAGAACATCGTGGCGAGAAATAGAAATACTTGTCATTGATGAAGTGAGTATGTTATCTCAACGATTGTTTGAATTACTCAATGATATTGCAAAACGCGTGAGAAAAAACACCGACTATTTTGGAGGGATACAAATAATATTCTCTGGTGATTTTTATCAATTGCCTCCTATAGGCGACGACGAAGAATCGCAAGCATTTTGTTTTGAGAGTTCCTTATGGGATCGTGTTTTTACAAATCAAATAGAATTGACGCAAATTTTTCGACAAAAGGATCATGAATATGCGACGATTCTCAAACAAATACGACAAGGGATTATCAAAAAAAGTGCAAATACGCTCCTTTTGTCTAGAGTTGGCTTAACTTATGAGGCAGATATAGTTCCTACAAAATTGTATCCAACAAAATCACGAGTTGATTCGATGAATCGGGCAAGTATGGCAAAATTAACTGGAGAGGAGTATGTTTACAATTTGAAAGTAACAGAAGGCGATGATGCAGTAAAAATGGAATGCGACATTCTGAAAAAGGGACTGTTGTGCGAATCGACGCTTACATTGAAAGAAGGAGCACAAGTGATGTGTATTATAAATGTAATGAATGACAAAGTAATGGAATTATTCAATGGTAGTCAAGGAATTGTTACTGGATTTGCTTCCGGGTTTCCAATAGTAAAATTTCAGAATGGTGTTCACAAAGTAATAACGCCGCACAATTGGGAAAGCGAAAAAATGCCAAATGTTTGTGTATCACAGCTTCCTCTCATTCTAGCGTGGGCAATTTCCATTCATAAATCACAAGGATCGACGTTGGAGATGGCGGAAATTGATATTGGATCGGGAATTTTTGAATGTGGTCAAACATATGTAGCGCTTTCGCGTGTAAAAAGTTTAGAGGGGCTATTTTTATCTTCATATGATCCTAGTAAGATAAAAATAAATCTCAAAGTCAGAGAATTTTATAAGAAAATTCTAGTTTAAAATAGTTAAATATTCAATTAAATTATCATAACCACCTATTTTTCTTCGACCATCGAAAATTTGAGGGAAAGTTTCCATCTTGTTTTGTTTTTTGTAATAATCCTTTTCGCTTTTTTTCACACGAATTACTTTATATTTTAAATGATAATGGTCGAGCGCCATGATTGCTTTTTTACAAAAAGGACAATTATGTATTACATAGATAATCATTTATATAAGGTAATATTAAGTTTTTCTAATTCTTTTACGCGTATTTTTCATTTTTTTACGTTTTGTTTTCATACGTTTGCCTCCAAACGGCCACCATCGTTTCTTGGTTCTTTTATGTGATTTTACAAGGTTATCGTACAAATTATTATCCCTTATTATTTCCATTCTGGTTTTTATATTATCAAAAATTTCTTTCATAATTATTAAATCTTGTGAAGATGCCTGATAAGATCTTTCTATAATCCAAGTAGTTACATCACTCTTGTGTTGCAACATTTCTTGATATATTGAGTTATATTCGTCTGAATGTTGACCCATTTCAACAAGAGAAACCATTTCAACAAGAGAAAATATATCTGGACACCTTTTTATACATCTTTTATTGAATGTTCTATTAAAGAATGACAATTGGCAGTAATTCTTACAAAGAGTTTTGCTAATTTCACAAGCTTCAAGATAATCTCTGATTATTTTGTCACGATAATTATCGTTATCTACTATTTCAATGGTTGGGGTTTTATTGATCACATGTTGAGGATACATTTTTGAGTTTTCATTGATTTCAATTGGGTTTTCGATGCTGATTGATTCAGGCTGGGTGTTTGCCATTTCAATGGTTGGGGTTTTATTGATCACATGTTGAGGATACATTTTTGAGTTTTCATTGATTTCAATTGGGTTTTCGATGCTGATTGATTCAGGCTGGGTGTTTGCCATTTCAACGAATTCAGGAACAATCGCGCTTTCATCATTTGGGTTATTTGTCAAAAAATTGAAAAAGTGAAAAATGTTTTCATTTTCGAGTTTTTCTCCCAAAACTTTTTTCAATCTAGTTTCATCAAACCGGTTTGGCATAGTTCTCAAATATGTTTCAACATGATTTTTTTTTTCAAATATTTCACAATATGATAAATAAGCATTAATTATGGCTGGTGTTATTGGTGCACCAACCTCAAATCCTCCTAACAAAAGAATATTAGTCAAATTACATATTTCTTTAAATTTTTCGGGATTATCAATTTGCAATATCTTGACATAATCTAAAAGTAATTTGCAAAGTTCATTGGTGTTTTTTCCAATTTTATTTAATATAACTTGTGCCATGAATAACATTCTCTTATGTGAGTCATCGTTTATATTATGTTCAATAAAAAGTTGTTCTAAATAACATATGCTCTTATCAGGGGAAAGATCGATACCCCTGAAGCTTTGTTTACTTAATTTATCTTTAATTGCAAAAGAATTTAAAATAATATCAAGAAAATTAGAACCCCTCTCTATTAATGGGTTTTCTTTATCCGACAAATTTTTAACCCTTGCAAACATTTTAAAATTTGAATTCTCTATGAAACTTAACTCTTCTACCGTTTTTGCTGTAAATAAATGAAAAAAAAACTCTAAATCTTCATAGCAGAATGCATATGCACAGTGAAGACAAGCACCAACTAAATTAGGGTTAAAAATACTCTTTGCAAGTTGTAGTGAAAACCAAACAAGTTTTTTTGTACATCTCTCATTATATGGAGCAAAATTCTCTTCACCGCTTTCATCAATAACGAATTGTTTAACTTGCATATAAATAAAGGTTATTTTTAATTTTTATGCAATTTGGTTTAGTAAAAATTTCGAGTCAAAATTGAAACAATTATTTTTTAGTTTTTCGAATTTTCTGTTTACGTGTATTTTTCATTTTTTTAAGATTTTTTATTTTTTTACGTGTATTTTTCACTTTTTTAGGATTTTTCATTTTTCTACGTTTAGACTTACCTCCAAATGGCCACCACCACCTCCGTTTTTTAGTTTCAGGAGTTTGGCTAGTTTGAGTTTGTTCAGTTGGAGTTTGTGCAATTCGTACAATATTTGCATAATCAACACTATTAAGACTGTTAAATAAGTCATTGAAAGAACTCATAAACGAACTAATTTTTTGAAGATTTGCCGGAGTTTGTTCTTTTAACCAATTATCAAAACTATCAATATTGTAACTATTACTAGCCATTGCATTATATAGCTCATCACCCATTTCTTTCTTTTTTTTGATAAGATCCTCAAAGCTGATTCCATTAACCAAATTAATGTTTGTAGAACTCAGCATATCAAAAAATAAAAATATATTGGTTTTACAACAAATACTATTATTCTTAGTTACTGTTGAATTATAACTCTCTAGTATATTATTCACATCAGGGGTTAGTCCTTCATGAGCTTGATTAATCACAACAGGGGTTTCTCCTTCATGAGCTTGATTAATCACAACAGGGGTTTCTCCTTCTTGAGCATCATAGTAAGGATCATCATCTACTTCATCTACTTTATCATCTGGTACAACAACTACTTCATTAACTGTTGCAACATCTACTTTATCATCTGGTACAACAACTACTTCATTAACTGGTGCAATTTCAACACTTCCAGAGTTTCCTCCACTTGTTAAAAAATCAAAAAAAGCATAAATATGATTGTTATTATTATTTTCAGATCCTAAAACTTTTTCCAATTCAGTTGGATCAAATCGGTTTGGCATAACTCGCAAATAATATTCAACGTGTTCTGGTTTCTTAAACACAAATTTGGGTTTAGGATAATTCATATAAGCATTAATTATGGCTGGTGTTATTTGTGCACCAACCTTGTATCCTCCTAGCAAAAGAATATTAGTTAAATCACATATTTCTCTAAATTTTTCGGTTTGCAATATCTTGACATAATCTAAAAGTAAATTGCAAAGCTCATTGGTGTTTTTTCCAATATTATTTAATAAATACTTTATCATAGATAATGTTTGAGGTTCTAATATTTTTGATTCTTTTAATTTTACTGCATCGTAGGTCGAGGAAGAGGATTCAATTGTTTTTTTAATTTCTCTGATTTTAAATTGTGAACTGCATAATAATTTATGTATACTTTTGCGTGTAGAGGTTATTTCAGTCAGACTTGTTTGTAAAGGTAAACCTTCATCTAACCTTTTTTTGAGAGAAATAGAATCCAAAATTATATCAAGAAAATTATACCCTCCCCTTGTCAATGGGTCAGGTAAATAATTGGGGCGAAATTGCGAGAATATTTTAAATTTCGAATTTTCTAAAAATTTTAAACTATCAACACTCTCTGCTTTGAATAAATTATAGAAAAATTCTATATCTTCAACACAACACGTGTACACTTTATCGTTACAAATTCCAAGATCAGATAAGGAACCTAAGAGAAATTGTAAAGCCCTATCTGGAATTGAAATAATATCCCCGGTAAACCCCCAAAAATTTTTTCCTTCATCGCAATTAGTAATAACTTCAAGATTTCCTTCTGAATCTTCCATAATATAAAGATATAAAATAATTCAGCCATATTTAATCATAGCTATACAATACAAAATGGTTGCGCTAATAATAGCAATATACCCTTTATTTTCCTTTACAAAATAATATGGAACCGTCACTATTTTATAGTTATTTTTTTCAAAATAAACGGCGTTCTTTCCACAGTCATATTCTCTCATATATTTTGCTAAATTATGCGTAATTTTGCCATTGACCAATTTTACATCGCCTTTTGCTTTGCACAAACCATTTTCGAAAAACTTGCAATCCTTGCATATTTTTAATGACCACGCTTGGAAAAGCATGAAAAGTATACAAAATCTCATTTATTAGACAAAATACCTTTATACTAATTTAAAATGGCAAGGTTTATCACACTTCGACTAAGATATTTGCTATAGTCAAATATTTTGCAATTTTTTAAAAAAAAATATATAATATGAGTTTAAAAATAAATTATAAAAGTAATTCGTCTGAAATGTGTAAAATTGGAAGAAAGTATGATACAGATAAATCGAGTCAACGAAATAACGTTACCAACAAAAGGCATTGTCATCCTTATACATTATTTTATGATGGTTTATTTAAAAGTAAAAGAAATGAAAAATTAAAAATAGCAGAATTAGGCATAGGCAATTCGCTGCTTATGTGGAAAGAATATTTTGCAAATGCTGAAATATATGGATTTGACTGTAACAAAAAAATAATAAATAATTTTAAAAAAAAAAACAATATAACTCTTTCCGAGATAAATGTAAAAAACAAGGTTAGCATTATAAGAGCGTTTGAAAAATTAAATATTTTATATGATATTATCATTGAAGATACAACGCATCAATTTGAAGACCAAATAAATGTTATTGAAAATACGTACGAATACTTGAAACCAGGAGGAGTATTAATCATTGAAGATATATTTAAATCATATAATGAAAATGATTACATTAGTAGATTAGCTCCAATACTAAATAATTTTCAAGATTATTATTTTGTAGAACTCGACCATAAGAATAGAAATTCAAGTGGGTGGAATAATGATAAATTATTTGTATTAATAAAAAACGGCGAACCTATATTTAAAAATTTAAATAAACTAACAATAATAACACCATCCTATAGAATTGATAATTTATTAGAAATGGCAAAAAGTATTAATTTTGAGTATATAGAAGAATGGATTATTGTCTATGATGGTAGTAAAATAATTGATAATCCACATTTATTTAATTCGGAAAAAATAAAAGAATATGTTTATAAATGTGAAAATGGAGGTATTTCTGGTAACCCGCAAAGAAATTATGCTTTAACTAAGATTACAAATCCAAACGCTTTACTATATTATTTAGATGATGATAACATAATTCATCCTAATTTGTATAGATTATTGAATATAATTGATAATAAAATGTACACGTTTGATCAATATAATAGAATTAAAGGTAATAATGTTGAGCTTCGTAAAATTGATACTGCTATGGCTATAATACCTTATAATTTATCTAAAAATGTAAAATGGATATTGAAGAGATATGATGCAGATGGCAAATATCTTGAAGATTGTTACGAGAAAAATAAAGATAATCACATATATATTAATAATGATTTATGTTATTATAATAAATTACGACAATGATGTTTGATTAAAATTTAAAGCATTCGTGATGATAATAATAAAATGATCGTGGATACGCGAGAAACTGAATTGTATACTGAATTGATCAAACTTGTTCCAGAAACAGAATCAAAAACATTAGAATTGGGTGATATTTCAATGGATGAATATGGGTTAGTCTTTGAACGAAAAACGCTTGCAGATTTGCAAGCAAGTATTAAAGACGGGCGTTATCGTGAACAAGGTTATAGATTATTAAATTCTTCTTATAATCCACACAATGTTGTTTACATTGTGGAAGGGAATTTTTCGGATTACAAGTATAAATTTTGTGATAAAAAAATGCTTTTCTCAGCAATGGCATCAATACATGCAAAAGGATTTTCGGTAATGCGGACCTCAAATGTGATGGAAACGGCGTTCTATCTCTCCAATTTATTCGCGAAACGCAAGAAATTACCTTTATTAGAAAAGGAAGAACAAACGCAAGAGAGTACTGAAAAAAATTATGCAAAATATGTTAACAAAACAAAGAACAAAAATATTACAGAAAATAATATTCATGAGATAATGCTTATGCAAATACCAAGTATAAGTGACGTAACTGCAAGACATCTGATAGAAGAATTCAAGACAATTGGTGGTATTATAGAATGCGTCAATACAAATCCCTCGGCAATCAATGAATTCAAATATCCAGACAAAAATGGAAAAATGAAAAAGATGAGCAAGGCTATAAGTGAGAATATTATTAGATTTTTAGGAAATAATTTAAATCCAAAATAATAATTAAACAAAATGTACACTTGTGAAAAATGCAATTATGAAACAGCCATAAAGAGTAATTATACAAAACATTTGAAAACAAATAAACACAAATTAAATGGTATTGTTTGTGACAATTGTGAAAAATCATACAAAACAAGGCAGTCTTTATGGAAACATAAACAAGAGTGTACAAATAACTTATTAATTCAGCTTCTTCAGCAAACAAAGGAATTAAAGCAAACACAAATAATTCAAAATATTCAAAATGTTCAAAATATTCAAACATTTAACTTGAATATTTTTTTGAATGAAACGTGTAAGGATGCGTTAAATATAAACGAGTTTGTTGATTCATTAAAAGTACAAGAATGTGATATTATAGAAACAGGACAAATTGGATTTGTCAATGGGATAAGTAAAATCTTTATTCGAGGCCTCGAAGAGTTAGAGTTGCACAAACGTCCAATACATTGTAGCGATATAAAGCGCGAAACAATATATATTAAAGATGACGATTTTTGGGAAAATGACCATAAAATATTAAATCGTGCCATAAATACATTGACAATAAAAAATACGAGTAAAATATTAGATTGGCAAAAAAAGAATCCAGAATGGATAGATAAAAAAAATGATCAATATTTAAGTATAGTGAGCAATAACTTTGGTGATTCTGAATTGCAGTGTAAAATTATTAAGCGACTAGCAAAAAATACAATGATACAAAAATTAGATTCTCAAAAATTATAATTCCTCGAGAAGTTTACAAATCTTATTCTTGAATGTAGAAATATCAATATCAGATAAATATCCAATTTCACTTTCGGATAAAGTCATTTGGGTTCCATTTTTCTCTAAAAGAATTTGGATAGTTCTTTCTTTTTGTTTTTGTTTTGTTTTTTTATGTGTAATCTTTTCTGTATATGTGAATTCAATACCACCTGAAGATAATATATCAATATTATTAATAACATATGATTTGTCATGATTCATATATGTATCAATAAATGCTTCTATAATATGCTGTTTATTTAGTTTCAACCAGTCAATAATACACATGAATTTTTTTGCATTTTTACGCAGTTTTTTATATAACACTGAACAATCCATATTTTTGTATTTATCCCATGAATTAATTGCCCACCATGATAACATATTTATACCCTTTTCTTCTAATATTTTTATTTTTCTTACATCTTCAATTTTAATTCTATTATTTTTTCTGCTATTACACGATGAACAACACGCTTGAATATTTATAGGATCATGAATAAATCCTAATGATATTGGTCCAATATGATCTGCTGACATTATTTCTTCATTTTTGCAAATAAAACAAGAATATTTCACTGTATTAAGTTTTCCTGTGATAGAGTTAGCTAATAAAATATTACCATCACTTATGTTTTCATATGCTCTCCTGTCCCTTACATAATTTTTCATATTTTCGTCACTTCTCCCCGTATCTTTTGCTTTTCGACAACAAATACTATAACAATGAAATCCATCCAGCCTATCTGGTGGGTTGCCCATAACACCAGGTGATAATTTTTTACCTGAATATTCGTCGTTTTTACAGACTTGTTCGAGTTTCTCGATATTCATTCCAAAGTATTTAGTAAATAATTCATTCTTATCTGTGATTTGTTGATAAATATCAAAAATAGTTCCGTCAATTTTGACATAAGGAAATGTATTTTTTAACCATTTAACAGTAGTTTTTGTTGGATATTCGTAGTATATTGAAGACTGTATATTACAAATTTTACATACATGTTTCTTAGTTGGGTGTATGAGTCTTGCTACATTTACAAGAGTAGACTCTTGGGGTAATTTTCCTTCTTCAATTAATTTTTTATGTAGTTTATTCCAACAATCTGATCTAGGATTAGATCCATTTTTTGATACAGAAACCCATTGTCTTTTTAATTCTTTGGAAATAAAATCATAATTCGGATGATTTTTAATAGTGTTTTCGTATTTTTCTCTTTCTGAAGTCATTATGGTTGGCATATTATTTAATTTACTTTCAATTTTATACTAAATATTTTCAATAAGAGTTTCAAAATGGTTAATCCTTGTAAAAAAACGCAATATTTCTTTTTCAAACCCATACACACACGACCAGTTCTTTAAATTTCCATTACTCTCGTTAACATGTTGAACAATTGTATTATAGTATTCTGTCAAAGATATAACTCCACTGTTGTACAAATTATTATTCACTTTTATTAAATTCCAAATAGGTGGATTGTAAGGGTACAATTTTGGACAAACAAGTTTTGTTTGAATTTCTATAAAATCACCACAATAAGAATAAATGAGTTTATTTATTTCAATCGGAAGATTAAAATGAATAGGAGTTCTTTTGGATGTATGTTTAAAAGTTATGTATAATTCGTCCTCGCGTTTTTCAACAACAATTTCCATATTTTTGCAACCAAAGTACTGAGAAAGAGGTACAGTTACAATATTAGTAAATCTTTTGTATCTTGATTCAAAACATATTCGCATTTTATATAACTTGACAGTTATCTTTAATTGCATTCTTTAAATTTTGAAACTAAAGAATTTAATGGATATATTTGTGGGTGCATTTGTGGGTGCATTTGCGAGTGCATTTGCGTGTGCATTTGCGTGTGCATTTGTGCTTATGTTTTCCTCCTCTCTTTATAGTTCTCCTTTCCGTTTTAGTTTCACGATATAATAAGTCTTGTATCATCTCTTGGATTTTTCTCAGTCGGGATTCATTACCAAATGAAGTTTTTCTAGTTTCGCCAGGAGTATCTTTTTTTTCTAAATATTTTGCCAAAAGATATACGTTATCACCTGAGATTAAGGAAGATGCTGGACCCAATCCACGATTTAATACAACAATTAACCTTTGTACATTTTCACTTTCTAATAAATCCATTTTGAAGTTAAATAATTCATTTTTGTATAATTTACATATATCTTGTATAGTTTCACTAAAGTGATCTTGTATATCTATAAAATGTTGATTTCTTCGTCCTTCTACTTTGTCTAAATGAGAAATAACGCGCAAATCAAGCAAAGTATTTTGAATTCTTCCAGCAATCAAACTCTCTATTAATTCTAATCTTCTTATGTCCTTTTCAGTTTTACCAGCTGCTGCTCTATTTTTTGCACTATCTCCTTGTAATAATTCCTCAACGTCTTTTTTTAAAGCTAATAATGTAGGCACAGGAGTTAATTCGATACTTCTTGTTCCATCAATTTCTTGTATAAATCCAGAACATACTTCTAAATGTTCAATATTTGTTGGAATCCATGCTCTGCTATACTGTTTAGCGGCTATCTCATCTTTTCTTGCTTTATTTATTCCTATGTCTAAAATAGCATTGCTGTGCATCATACCATTAAGTTTTGTTCTATTAACAGTTATTGACATTCTTACTCTCAAATCAATGCTTATTAATGGAACTACGTAATCCGGCATATATCTGGTTGATAAGCGATTTTCTTGTTTTGTTGAATCAAACTCTATTGGAAGACGGTTATTTCCAAACAGTATTGTAGCATTATATTTTATTTTGAAATAATTTCTTTTTTCCATAAAATTTGCAAAAAATGTTGTTATTAAAATAATCATAGGAATATATTTTGAGTTGTGTAAAAATACTTTAAAATCTAAATCTGCAGTATGTGGTATATAATCATATGCATATCGTCGTATTGCATCGCCACCACCAATTTCCATTCTTATTGTTTGACAAATAAAATTTATAGAATTTGCCATAATATTTGCTAAAAGTCTGAAACTTGGTTCATCCAATCCAGGAGTACTTCCTCCAGCATTATCTATTAGCATATCATCAATATAAGCTAAAAATTCTTTATAACTAACAATTGTTTTTCTACTCGAAGACATTTGACATTCAACACCACAATCAAATTTTTCAAACAATTTTTGAAATGCATTGGTTTGAAGAAGATTATAATAATCCTTTGCATCTTTTATAGATGAAGACCTACCCGTTAAATCCGATAACTTATATATACGATCAAATAACTGAGAAAAAATGATCAAACTTTCGTCTTGAACACTTCCTCGATCTTTATCAGCTAGAATACAAAAATCATCAATTATCCCATCAATATTTTCTAATAAAATATCTTCTCTTATTTTGTCTAAAGGAACTCCTTTATTGGTAGTTCTATCAACCCCCATTAAAGATGTTAAAAAAAACAATCCTAATTTAGAAACAAAATTAGACGACGGATCTTTCAAAAAATGTCTTATTAATGGAATATCAAAAGGAGTTGTTGCAACTTCAAAATAAAATACTTCTCTTTCAAGTTTGCCTGGATTAATCAAACTATTCTCAACTATTCTTCCCTTTTTATATTTATACTTTATCACTATTTGAAAACTCACGCTATACGATACTGTGTGTTCTCTAGGAATAAGTTCTTTACGAAGTTCTAAAACATAATCTGACTCATACTTTGCTGTTTCTGGAGCCTTCTTTTTTGTCCTCGTCGTAGGTTCTTTTCTTAATTTTGTTACTCCATGTGAAGGTTGTGCTGTACGTGCTTTTTCAAGAATTGTGTGTATTTGGTCTTGCGAACTTGACGAACTAGAACTTGACGAACTAGAACTTGACGAACTAGAACTAGAAGAGGTTGAAGAACTAGAAGAGGTTGAAGAACTTGACGAACTAGAACTAGGAGATCTGGGTGAAGTGCGTTCGTTTTCTAACAACCTGTCAAAATTTGTTTGAATAATACCAAAAAGTGTGTCAACTGCGCTTTCACACTTTTGTATATATGTTTGATCAAACATTGTTGTAAATGCAATGATATCATAATTACCAGCTAAAAAACTTATTTCTTCTAAAGAATTTGGGCGTTTAGTTCCCAATAGTTCTGTTTTCAAATTATTCCAACCACGTCCTCCATAATGTAATAAAACATGGTTTTCATCACTAAGATGACTAGTAAACCCATTAACTTCATCATCTAAATTTAATTGAGCCATAAAGTCGGAAAATCTTTTTCTTGTATCACAAACAACACGAATAGTGTCATCTACAACGTCTGGTGGAATAACTTCTATATCCATAGCAGAATCACCAATACTTCCATCTTCCATATTACTTCCATCCATAATATATAGTTATATAATATACAATGATTGATTATTTACCATATATTTTAACATAACATTTGGAACATATGAAACTGCTTCCATTACAACTAAATCAAACATCAATCCTACTTTTTCTACTTCCCGTGCAATGTTCACAATTTTTAATACAGCTTTTACAAAATCTCCTAAAAAAATGCCATCGGTTTCCATTTTTTGTAATATTCCTTTACAATCCTCTTCTGTTTCACACTCTGACCAATTCATTGCATACTCCATCAAATCATATTGTAAATTCAAATTAAATGCTCTCTCGTTTGAGTAAACTAAAATATCATTGTTTAACAATTCCAAAATATAATTTACTGGTTCAGCAATGGGATCAGATACCTTAATATCTGTAAAACAGCTGAATATACCAATTAATTCTTTCGTAGTCAATTCATTTAAATTACCATTCATAAGCAATGTAGATAAAATCAACGGTTCAATTTCATGAATTTGTGAAGCTGCAATACCTTTGTCCGTCAACTTCATTTCATCTACAAATCCTTTTCCTACCAAAAACCGTATTTCTTTATCGATTTCATAAGAAATATTGTCATATAATTGTAATTTTAATAAATCAATTTCTCTTTGAACAAAATGTTTTTCACGTATTTTCTGTAGTTCTGTTTCAAGCGTTGGATGTAAAAGTACAAAGTCTGCCAATTCTTTCTGAAAGTCTTTTCTCTTGCGATTTGTGTGAATTTTAATATTGGAAACTAAATTTTCATATTTTTCTAGTATTTTTTTATCATATACTCCTATTTTGTCTTCTAGTTCTTTAATTCTCATTTTTATTCCCTCGGTACATATTTCATTTTCATAAACATGCATTGTTTTTTTTACAAATTCCCCAATATCTAATTTATTGTAAAGAAGTGATAATATAAGTTGAGAGGAAACTTCAAATTTTGATTTCAAAACCGCTGGTTGTCCATAAAGCATCTCTCGATGACTTGTCTTTTCACTATCAAACAAATTGTAAAGTAAAATAACATTTCCAACTTTATCAATTCCTCTACGTCCAGCACGACCTGCCATCTGTGTGTACTCGTGTGGATGCAACACTCTGAAATTATTACCGTCATGTTTATGAACATCAGTAAATAATACGGTTTTGGTAGGCATATTTACACCAACCGCAAAAGTTTCGGTTGCAAATAATAATTTTACATAGCCTTTTGCATATAATATTTCCACCATTTCACGTAATACTGGCATGACTCCAGCATGATGAACAGCAATTCCTTTTTTCAAAAGACGCACAGTTTCATGATATTCTGGTAATCCTAAATATTCTTTATAGTTAGCAAGACGACGAATAATAGACTCGCATTCTTTTTCGATATAAGGAACATCAGAGTCTTCTTCTAGTAAATTTGTTGTAATACCATTTGCACAAAGTTCTAATCGTTTACGCGACAAAACAAAACACAGTGCAGGTAGCATTTCATTTTGCATCATAAATGAAGAAACCTCGTTCAAGACATGTCGAGTAGTAATTCTTCCCTTTTGTTCAGTTAAAAAATTTTTTACTTCTTGATATGTATTTTCTAAAAAAAGCCCAGCTGGATCTTTGATAACATGAAGTTTATTCGCAAACCTTTTGATAGCCAATTGTTTGTCTTTCTCCTTGACAAGTTTAAGACACTGAGAGTTTGAAACTACAAACGCATAATGGGTCAAAGGAACAACTCGTGTATAAGTAGGAATTAACCATACCTCGTTTCCGCGTTTTTCACACCATGTTGCAAACTTTTCCGGACTGTTTATGGTGGCTGAAAGCATTGTCATCTGAATTTGTTTTGGTAAATTCATAATTGTTTCCTCCCATACGTGACCACGCTCTTTATCGTTAATGTAGTGCACTTCGTCAAAAATAACGCAACCTATTTCATCCATATTTAAATCAAAATTGTCGCGCGACGAATTAAATAATTTCTTGTGTAAAATTTCAGTAGTCATAATTAATACATCTGCCAATGGATTCATTTTAATATCTCCCGTTAAAAGTCCGATTGAAACATCAGAAAATTTAGATTGAAATTCATAAAACTTTTGATTGGATAGTGCTTTTATAGGAGATGTATAAATCACCTTTTTCCCAATAGATGTAAAATGTCTTATAGCAAACTCTGCTGCTAGTGTTTTTCCAGAACCAGTATGAGCTGTGATAAGAACGTCTTTTCCTAATACGATCGCTTCTATAGCATATTTTTGAAACGAACTTAGTTTGTGTGGAAAAGAATCAAAATGATCTAATAATGTAATATCTTCTGTTTTATGATCACTTGCACACAATTTCATTTTACAATAAATATAAATTTATATTTAAATCTTTCCAAAATAATAATAGTATACTATATGAAGAAATCAAAAAATGTTATTTATATCGGACTTTTAATAGTATTAATCATTGCTTTGACATTGATATTTTGTGATTTCAAAAAACGAATAGAATTTGAAAATTTTGACACAAGTTCAAATTCTTTGGTTAATTGTAGTAGTTATACTTCAAGTACTTGTCCAACGGATTGTATGATTATAACAGATGAAACAAAATGTGCTGGAGGTTCTACAAGCGACAATTCTTGTGGAAGTGCTGGTTTTTTAAAAACGTGTGCTACCAGATCTTTACAATAAAATATTAAATATTAACTATAAATTAATAAATGAATTCAACTTATAAACTTTTGGAGGAAATTGGTTCCGGACAATTTGGAATAGTGTACAAAGGATTAAATACCAAAACACAAGAAGAAGTTGCAATCAAGATAGAATGCAAACAAAAAACAAAACTATTGAAACGCGAAGCAAATATTTATTTACTATTGGCAAAAGAGGATGGATTTCCTCGGTTGAAATGGTATGGGTCCACAGATACTGTTTATTACATGGTTTTTGATTTATTGGGATTATCTTTAGCAGATTTAAAAAAAAGAAGCGATGAGATACCTTTAATAATTGTAAAACGTTTAGCTAAAAAAATGGTAAGGTTGGTTGAAAAAGTCCATAATTATCAGTTACTACACCGAGATATAAAACCAGATAATTTTTTATTTGACAAGGAGGACTATGATAAAATATATTTGATCGATTTTGGTTTAGCGAAATCATATATGAATACGTCTAACGTTCACGTCAAAGAGGATGTTATTTCAAATTGTATAGGAACACAAGAATTTGTTAGTTTGAATGTTCACAATAGAAAATTACCAAGTCGAAAGGACGACTTAGAAAGTGTTGTTTACATTCTTTATTATTTGATTTTACCTCAAAAAAAATGGATAAAAAGTGAAGATGAAGAAGATATTAAATTATTTAAACAATCGTTGAATGAAAAAATCTTGTCAAAAATTTTAGAGTATGTTCGATCTCTTTCTTATTTTGATACACCAAATTACAACGAATTAATTGAACTAATAGAAACTATTTAAAAGAATTTTATATTATTGTATAATGGAAAGATTAACTGGTAGAGTAAAATGGTTTAATATCCAAAACGGATTTGGGTTTATTACTCCAACTATTCCAATTGGTAACTCTGATATTTTTGTTCACCACACATCGTTGATTGTTTCACGAGATCAGTATAAATATCTTGTAGAAGGCGAATACGTTGAATTCGCAATAGAAGAAGTCAACACACGCGAACATTCTTTTCATGCTGTAGATATTACTGGAATTAATAAAGGTATGTTAATGTGTGAAACACGAAATAAAACAACAGAAAATTTACGAAATCGAACACAAAAAACTCGAGAACCGGAAAATGGGTTTGAATACCCGAAGCAAAAACGACACAAATCTCATTCATAAATGTTTTCTACATACTGGAATATATGATTCAGACCCACCTACAGTTGGTTTTCCCTCTCCTAAAAATTTAGAATAGATGGCTTCGCCATTGCAAATAGAACATTTTGATTTTAAATGTGTTATTTCATCTGCGTGTGGAATTAATTTTAAAATATCACCAATTGGTTCTCTTTTTGTGTTTCCAGAAAGACCAGCTACGATTATTTTTACATCAAGTGTATCAGCCCACAATGTAACATATTCAACCAAATCTTTAAAGAATTGTCCTTCGTCTATAATGATCACTTGATAATCTTGAATATTAACATCTCGTAAATATTCAATAAAAAGAGATGACTCTGAATCATTATCGTGGGTTGTAATATGTTTATCACCATAACGCGTGTCTGAACTATGATTAATAATTATTACATTCGATCCGATATCTTTGTAGTTACGTGCGCATTTTAGCAATTCTGTAGTTTTTTGTGCAAACATACATCCAATAATAACTCGCAAATGTCCCATTTTCATTATAATATAAAATTATGTTTATATTCTAATGAAAATAGTTTGAAAAATCTATGTTGAAAAATATGTAAAAAACAAACATTACGAAGATTTTTCAAAAAAATTGATTTTATATTTACTCATTTGGACTTAAAAAGATGATTCGCATTCTCTCGATTGAAGGAAATATTGGTGCCGGAAAAAGTACTCTTATGGAAGAGATTAAAAAGAAATACGCGGATAATGATAAAGTGCATTTCCTCGACGAACCCGTGGAATTGTGGGAAAATGTCAAAGACAAGTTTGGTGTTAGCATGCTGCAAAAATACTACAGCAACCCCAGCAAATATTCGTTTGCGTTTCAGATGATGGCTTATACATCGCGCATAAAAATTTTGCGTAAAATGGAGGCGAAATTACTCGAAGAAGTAAAAGATGGCATGGATCGTGTTATCATTACGGAACGCAGCATACTCACGGACAAGTATGTCTTTGCGCAAATGTTGTACGATGAAGGAAAAATGGAAGATGTGGAATTTCAGATATACAACGAAATGTTTGAAGAGTTTTCAACACGAGCAGTAGATATGGTAGTAATGCTGGAAACAACCCCTGAAATTTCTTTTGAGCGAGTTGTTAAACGCGGGCGCGTTGGCGAAGTGATTCCACTAGAGTATTTAGAGAAATGTTTTCGTTATCATGAAAGCATGTTACAATATATGAATAGAACTGTTTTCGATGCAAATCAGGACATTTATGAAAATCCCGAACTTCTAGCGTCGTGGTTGCAAACAATCGATGATTTAATTGTTAGAATGTCGGACCCAAATTTCATTCCTTCATCAATTATATCAATTATTTGACGTTTATACGCTCGCACAAATGGCAACTAAAAAATTGATTGTGATTTCAGTATTATAATTTTAAAATACTGAAATCACAAAATGTCGCATGAAAGTAAACTGGAGCAACTTATAGGCATAACAGATAATTTTACAAAAATAGTGTCAACAACCGAAATAAAAGAAAAATGTCCAGAATTATATTGGGGTGGTAATGGTCTTGGTGATAGATTGGGAAAAGTTAATTATAGCTCTATATCAAAAATTGGAGAAGAGATACATGTGGATACATATAGTGAAAACGATGATAAAATACCGGACGAAATCCTTAACCAATTTAAAGATTCCATTAAAGGTTCCAAAAAGGGTCGTAGTATACTTGGATTATTTGTGTATTCAATAAGAAAAAATACCCAACAAAGATCAATACGTAAAGATATACGCAAAAATATTAGAAGTTTATCGTGTGTTGTATGTGGCACACACAAGACAATATGTGATCACAAAAACGACTTATATAATGATACTCGTGTATTAAGTTTAGAAACGCAGTTATTTAGTGATTTTCAACCATTGTGCAATCATTGTAATTTACAAAAAAGACAAATTTGTAAAACGGAACAACAAACCGGAAAAGTATTTTCGGCAAAAAACATAGAGAGATATAAATGTTATCATTTTGATTTTCCTTGGGAAAAAAAGGTCTTTGATAAAAATGACATTAATTGTAAAAATGGTACATATTGGTTTGACCCAGTAGAATTTGATAAAAACATTTATTACTATTCAGTTGGTGTCATTCCCATTATTACTGAGATAAAATATAAAATTAAAACGAATAAACTTAAATTAATTGCATAACTTTATCAAAATATTCAGCTGATATTTCACAACCTTTAAATTTTCGTTTAGTATTTTTACACGCTATTGCTGTTGTTCCTCCACCCAAAAATGTATCTAATACTACATCATTTTCGTTTGAATGTTTTGTAATTAATTCTTCAAATAAACTTAAACTTTTTTGAGTCGGATGAAACCTATTCTTTCCACCTTGAAGTGGAAACATATATATTCCGTTATCATATTTACTATTAAATGTAGGTTTTGATCCTTTTATTCCTAATAAAGCAATTTCCCGACAATTTGTTAGGTAGTTTACGCTTGAATTTAATGGTTGAGGGTTTGTTTTTATCCATTCAATAAATCGGATTTGTTTAAATTTATATTTTTCCATAATTTCTTTCAAGAATGATATTTTCCATAAATCAAAGAATATAATTATGGTTCCCCCGTTTTTCAATTTTTTGTAATATTCGCATATAAATCTTTCTAATATTTCCATAGTAAACTCACTATCCCAGACCCCAAAATCAGTTTTAACACAATATTTTTTTCCATATATAGTTCCATATTTCATATAATTATCTTTCTTTGTATCATCTAGATTATTTTCTGTTTGGTATTTTACCCATTCTTCTTCTGTTTTTACAAAACCTACTTTGTGTTCTTCATTATGTTTAACCTTGTTATAGTGTGCGTTCATTCCAGATTCTTTTGAAATAATGTATGGAGGGTCGGTTAATATTAAATCAACCGACCCATCTGGGATAGTTGATAAATATTCCAAACCATCCGCATTTTTAATTTCAATATCAAGTTCTGTGCTTGTCATTATTTCACTATCTATTGTTTTCGAAATCAAATCAAGTTCTGTGCTTGTCATTATTTCACTATCTATTGTTTTCACAATCAAATCTTTAACTTCTTTGCTTGTCATTGTATAACTATACAATAGTATTCATAATCAATTTTATTTAATATCAAGTGATTTGTCTATTTGTTTTTGTGCCGTTTTAAATGTATCTTGCAGTAAAACTCAGTTGAATTGTTTCATATTAAATATTAAATAATTTTTGAGATATCTATTAATGCAGTTTGTGTGTTTGATACCATTTTATATTGAAATTATTTTGATTGAAACAACAAAAAACGGAAATATGGGACTTCATGGGTTATATTTATCTCTTTATTACAAACGCAATTTGGTGTATGTTTCTACTCTTTTTCTTATCATTAGCTACTTTTTACCATATTTCGGGTTATTTAGCATTGGGTTATTTGTATTTTCGGTTTACTCGTATATAACCTGTAAACTGTGGAAATTTATACATTCCCCAAGAGTTTTGTAAGAATTTCTTCATCTATTTGCGTAAGATTGTCCACTATTTCCGTGTATGTCGGTTCGCGATTGTGTAAATTAAAAAAGGTTGTTTTAAAGTCGGCGAGTATTTTTTCATAATCTTTTTCGGTTTTTTTTTGTTGAATTTTTTTCATTTTATATACTTTTGATAATTCTTGTAGCTTTTTTTCTCTGTATTCATCACTAAACCAAGAATTTCTTGTTACATTCGTAGAAACGAGAACATCACATATTTCTGGTTTTGAAATTTGTTTATACGTTTCAGTTTCTTCGAAAGAATCTTTAAAATCTGCAATGATTTTGTCTGGAATTACTGGACTTGTTTCCATCAATCTGTCAAATTCTTCCTTGCATATTTTTAATAGTTGTAGTACTTGCATTCTTTCGGATGGATGTTTAGAGAGTTCTATTTTAATATTACGGTAAAATTTATCCCATGCAATACTACTAACACGATGGGCTTCGTTTAATTGCGTAATTTTAAGAAATTGTTGAATGGTTGTTACAATTCCCGCCACTATATTAAATGTTCCAATAATCATCCCAAAATAACTTTGATATTGTTGTGGAATTTTATCTTGAGCAAAATTTGCTGTCCCAGTGAGTGTAGAAATAATAATAACGGGGATAGTATACCAAGCATTTAGATCTGAATACATTACATTTGCGCGTGCATGCAACCATCTATAAATCATTGATTTATCTGACCATTCAATAAAAATATGTTCGTGTTCTTCTGTCCAATCATTTGCATTTTCATATAATTTGTACTCCATTGAAATAACAGATGAATCATCAGAATCTTTCATACTATATAAAATTATTTAATATTTGGAAATGTATTTCGCGGATTATGAAGATTGATAAGGTAAAACAAGATTAGCATATTGTAATTTATGTGAATTATTATATTGTTAGTATACAATGAATTACTCTCCTCCAACAGCATTTGTAAATAGTAATGAATACGAATACATTGTATCGATTGGGAATAAATGCCCTACTGCAATAATTCTAAGAGAGTTGAATCTATACAAGGAATCCTTTCCATTTGATTATATTCCTACAACTGCATCACTTATTTTGAAATACCTACAGAGTCAGGATGATTTTTATCCAAAGATGGGTATGGTAAGAACAAATGATGATGTTTGGTTTGGTCATTTTGATATACATGAGAACTACAGAGATACAATTGAAACGTTTAAGAAAAGATTTGCACGTTTATTTAATATACTACAAAATAAAAAGAAAATACTATTTGTATATACAAGTGAGGCCGATGTTTATAATGAAATGAATAATAGATACAATGATAACTATAAAGATTTATCTTTATTAGTAGATTATATCATTAAAACTTATCATTATGACGATTTTAAACTATTGTGTATTCATACCAATAAATCATTTGTAGATACAAATCATATTCTTAATTTTACAATAAATGTTCCCGATCATTATATGTCGGATGATATGAGCACTCATACCCCAAGCACTTTTTTACCCTATAGATGTGTATTAAAGAATTTATTAAAAGAAATCTTTAATCTGTAAAGATCCGACAAATTTCATTCTCAAATCGAAGCCAATTGTAATGCAAGTGAAAATTTAAATCCATTTTTGTTAGAGCAACTGGACTTAGTGTGGATTTCATATGTAAAAAGAAAATAATTTTACATATTATGGTACAAACCAAATTAAATGATCTGAAGAAAGAGTTCACATTATTAGTTATAATAAAAAATGATATTAACGAACTTTTAAATTCATTAATGATACGCGTTAAAAAATTGAAAGATGTGTACTCTGAAATAATTCGTTCAAATTTATCCTCTAATTCTATTTTTGGTTTAGATTCGTTCAAATTTCAAAGTAGATTAATGGATACTGAAAATGAAGATTTGTGTCGATTGTATAAAATGATCTCTAATAAAATGTACTGTGAATACTACAAATTGTACAAAATGATCATACAATATATTGATAATGTTTTTAAAGATACAAAATTAGCATATTTAAGTAAATCAAATAATTTTCCTATATACAAAGATTTAGAACCATATAAAGAATATGATTTTATTATTATTCAAAATATTCACGAAACTATTTTAACTATGCTTTTAGGAATTTATGATTTGGTATTGAATAATAAAGAAGAATTGAAACTCTTGAAAAATAAAAAAGATTACGGTTTGTCTATTGACAACTATATCAACACATTTCAATATGATATTGATAAAATAATAAATCAAATCAAATTATTTTGCGAATATATCACCTTTTTTCACAAAACGCAGTTGAAATATTTGAAACGAATTCATACAAAAATGCGTTTTTTTTCAGATCAAATAAATAATGATATAAAGTTTGACGATACAACCGAAGATGTTTATAAATGCGATATGGATAAAAACACAATTGAAAGTGTAAAATCTATGATATATGATAATGAAACAGTTGATTTGACAAATATGTTTTCGTGTAATAGTTCAGATTCTGATTTTAAATACCCAACTTCACTTTACGATAACATTATTATTGAAGAGGATGTTGGTATTGTCATCGAAGAAGTTGTTAAGGAACCTGTTAAAGATAAGGAAGTCGATAAGGAACTTGTTAAAGAAGATAAGGAGAATAAGGAACCCGATAAGGAGAATAAGGAACCCGATAAGGAGAATAAGGAACCCGATAAGGAGAATAAGGAACCCGATAAGGAGAATAAGGAACCCGTTGTTGAACCAGTTGAAGAGTCCGTTGAAGAGTCCGTTGAAGAGTCCGTTGAAGAGTCCGTTGAAGAGTCCGTTGAAGAGTCCGTTGAAGAGTCCGTTGAAGAGTCCGTTGAAGAGTCCGTTGAAGAGTCCGTTGAAGCTGAAATTATCGAGAAAGAAAATTTAAACCTCGATAAAATAAATGAAATAACATTGAAAGAGGTTGAGGCAATAGTTCCTAAAAAACGCGGACGACCGCGCAAAGCTTTAAGTGGTAATTTTGTTAAAGACTAAAAATTGATTTAATTATAATATAATAATAAACTTAAAAATGGAAAAACGATTATCGCAAAAGATTGAAGAGTTTATGGCATCTATGAAAGCTTCTATTGTACAAGAAGTGACGTGTTCAAATGTCGAAGAGAATGAAAAATTGGCAATATGCAAATTTATCAATGGGTATGATAATTTTTGTGTCGAAAAATCAGATTTTCAAAAACGAAAACGATCACAGAATACAGTAGCCCCCTTTTTACGTTGTTTATCGAAACGTTCCGACGGAGAGCAATGTTCACGCAGAAAAAAAGAGGGGTGTGATTTTTGCGGAACACATTCAAAGGGATCACCACACGGAAATTTTGTTCAAGATAATGTTATCATGAAAAAAGTAGAAGTATGGGCTCAAGAGATTGGAGGAATTATTTATTATATAGATAATGAAATGAATGTTTATAAAACAGAAGACATTATAAATAACAAAACAAATCCATCTATCGTGGCAAAATATCAAAAAAATGGTGAAATATATTCTATTCTAGATTTTGAATTATAATTTAAACATATATAATATTAGATATAATGTGGTACCTTCTTTTAATGTTGTCTAGTGTTTTTGCAAAGAAAAATTTATTTACACTACAAAAAACATTAAATCAAGGGAACTATGTCAATTTTATGAAAACACAAGATCTTGTCGTATGTTTAGGTCCGGCGGGAACGGGTAAAACAATGTTTGCGTGTTTAGAAGCAATACAACAGTTGAAAGATCGAGATGTTGACAAAATTGTTATTACACGTCCAATTGTTTCAGTAGAAGATGAGCAACTTGGCTTTCTTCCGGGCAATATAAATCAAAAAATGGATCCATGGACAAGACCCATTTTTGATATTTTTACAGAATATTATAGCATATCAGAATTAAATTTAATGATAAAAAACAAAGTAATTGAAATATCTCCATTGGCTTTTATGAGAGGAAGAACCTTCAAAAATGCTTTTATCATAGCAGATGAGATGCAAAATAGTACACCAAATCAAATGTTAATGCTTACAACGCGAATTGGTGACAATACAAAAATGGTAGTAACTGGCGACTTGAAACAAAGTGACAGGAGTGCGCAGAATGGACTTTCGGACTTTATTGCAAAATTTAAAGCGTATCCGAAAAAGACTTCAATTGCTTTGGTAGAACTAACTGGAGAAGATATTAAAAGAAGTAAAACGGTAAAAACAATATTAGAAATTTATGAAAACAAAGTTTGCCCCTTGCGCAAAGAAATCAATGCAGATGCGGCGTTAATGCCTAAATCAGATCTTCCTAGATCTCCTATTTTATAATCTATTAAATTACTATGAAATATAAACATTTTTTGGTTTTTTTACTTATTTTTATGATTATGCAATATTGCTTACTTATTAGTGAGATGACAAGTTATTTAAATATGGTATCAGAGATACAAGGCTATAAATTTAACTTTTATAAAAATTTAGATAATAATTTTACATTAAAAAACACTTCAATCTTTACGGTAGGATACATAGTATTTGCATTTTCTCTTTATTACTACATTCTTTTACCCAAAAAATCACTTTTAGAAGGTTTTATATTTATCTCATATATCTTTTTCATCTGGGATGTAGCATTATTTTCTTTATTTGATAAAGCGGTTCCATACACACCCTTACTTTTATATGATATATTTGTTGTAGGGGGAATTTGTATGCTGATATCGCAATCCATTTTATACAACTATTATGATATATTGAAAAAATATATTCCATTACTATTTATTTTCTACTTTTTAACTATGATATGGTTTTTGTATGAATGTTACAAATACAACCCAGATTTATCCATTAAAGGGGTAGTATTATTTTAATTACTCAATAAATTGAAATATTTTTAATTTCATCGTAATATGCATTTAAGATGAAATTTGTTTACAATACATTTACTGCTGTTATATCCTTTATTCATAGCAATTTGGATTTTGTTTATCTTTTCTTGGCTGCAACGGTTCTTCATTTTATTGCGGCAAATGCTTATGCAATATGGTGCACTCCACAAACGGTTGTGGGATTTTTAATCTCACCGTTTATGACTATCACGCCAGTATGTTCTATACTTCGATGGTCAATCGCAGTTTTTGGAGATTATTTGGCTTCAATATGGACCTTGGCGTTTTTATGGGTTTCGACAAATTTATTAAAACTTTTCTGTAAAAAGGAGTGAACCTTATTTGATTTTATTTTGTCTTTCTATTGCGGCCAACGCATTACCACATCGTTTGAAAAACCCATCCAAATCTTTTGGATCAGCACCACTTACAGAATCATCAGAAATGTATGATAAATTATTTTGTTTGTACATTAAAATAGCCGGAATACCATTTACCATGCCCATTTTCTTCATAAAAGCATAAAGATCAAAATTTTCGTCAATATTAATATCCGCGCAGATGACTGATTCTGGAGATGTTGCAAAAAATCCGTCTACTATGTGTGCAATTTTTTGGCAAGGTTTGCACCATGGAGCACCAAATTTAATAATGATAAGCCCAGGATTCTTTGGCAACAAGTTCAAAAAATCTTGACGTGTTTCAAAATTAGTAATAACCTTTTTCATTAGTTATAAAAATATATTTTTTTAAAGTAAATAACGTAAAATAATTTAAAGAAGTTTCTTTACCCAGAAGAATGGATCCGAATCAAAAATATCACGATTTATATAATAAATTTTTAGGAAGCTTGAAAGAACGAAATTACTTTTTCGAAGTGATAAAGTGTTGTGGTTATTCCGAATTGGTTTCTTGCACAAAAGAGGATTCATTGAAACGACTGTATGAAGTTATTCAAACTATTTTCCACACACAAAATATTAAATTATATGTTGGTTATAAAGGAGTAAACGTGTGGATTCCAAAGACGGATGACATTAAAATTGGAGATTACTTACGTCAAATGGAACAAAAAGCAGAATATCCCATTCCTTGCAATGTAGTGTATAAAATTTTTTTGGATGATGGTCATTGTCATGTTGATCATAACATGAATCGACCATTTGCAAATGTGATTTGTAATATTCATACTGCAAATTAAATTCTCTTGCAATAATGAAAAGCAAAAAAAATAAAAAAGTATTAATTGTAATCGCCCCAAGGGATTTTCCCAAAATATTGTAAAGGAAGAAATTCTTCAAAAAAGTTAAAGAATAACCATTACAAACATTTTTATATTCCGTAAACATATTAACATATGAGTGTATTTAGTTTATTACTTGTTGGTCTATCTTTTTTAATTTGTTACATTATTGAAAAAATAACTCATGTAAAACCCACGATCAACTTTAATGATAAATTTGAATATTTACCAATACTTACCGCAAACATTTATGCCGATTTATTCATTATTTTTGTTACATTTTCACATATTATAAAGGGCCCCACTTTAGAAAAGTGGTATAAAAAATACAGATTATCTGCAATGATTGCGGATATATTAATTGGTGTTTTATATATTCTAATGGGTAGATATTTGGTATACAAATTAAAATTAAACGTTGGATTAACTGTATTTGCTGTTATTTGTGTGATTATTCAAGTAATTTTTGATATTTTATTTTATTTGTTATTTCGAGCAGTCCCGTTAGGATCAAATAACATGTTAGATTTTTTCAAAGGTTATGCTAAGGAGTTTGGAGTGAACGCTTTATATGGAGATAGTATTTTGGTAATAATGGCGGTGGTTTTAAGCGCATTATTGAATGCAGCTAGTTTTGATGTGAATATAGTATTTTTCATTGTCAGTGTTTATTTGGTTCCTTATTTCATTTATATGAAAGATTAAATAGTTTCTCTGATAATAATAATGATAAAGAAGGGTAAAAAGAGCTTCTCAAAAGTTTCTCAAAAAAATGGAGGAAACCCTATGTATAGTTTGAAAAAAAGAGTAACTAGAAAAATAAAAAACCGACATTGGGAAAATAATGACCTATATTCGTATTTGTATATGGTTATATTATCATTTTTTGAATTTATAGGATACGAATCAAAGAGGGAACTTAACAAAAAAATAAAAAATATTTACTTGAAGAATTATCGAGTTATATAAACACACAAAAAACGATAACAAATATGACTAAAGAAGATAAAGAAATCATCGCAAGTAATGTTTTTGCAAAAATTTTAGAGAACTCGACTTCAAATACTTTAAATAGGTCATTTGCCGAAAGTGTCGCCGATATTGACACTATACAACCTAGAGAAAATAACTAATTTTTGCAATTAAACTTAATAAACTTAATGTTTTTAAAAAATGAAAGACAAATGTACAGAAATAATAATATTAGCAAAAATAATGAATGAAGGAATTTCTTTTATAGTTAGAATTCGCGACGAAGAATCTACTTTATATGATAGTATAAACTCTCTTTCACTCCTTACAATCCCACATGAAATTATTTTAATTTTACATTTATGCACAGATAGTTCTCAAGAAATAGCAGAAAAATTGGTAAAAGAAAATGCTAATGTGAAATTGTTATTTTATGATAAAGATGTTTCTAGAGCTGGTTATGAAACACTTGCAACAGATGCAGATTCACCTAATTCGTTTGTTACATATATCAATTGGTCTTTTTCACAAGGTAAATATCCATGGCTTTTTAAATGGGATGCGGATTTCATACCAAGCTCTACCCTAATAGATTTTCTAAACAAAAATACATGGGAGAAAAAAAATATAAATTATTTAATAACTTGCAAAAATAATGAAATGATAGGCCAAGAAATGTATTTATTAGGCACTTTAAATACTTATGTAAAATATATTTTTTGGGAAGTACCAACAATGCACTCTTGTGAAAAAATATTTTTAGATAGAAATATATATATAGAACACGTATCTAAACTAGCAACAATGAAAAAATATTGGACCCGAATTCCATGGTTTGAATCTGAAAATAGCGAAGAGGCAACATTGGTGAAAAATAGAATAAATCAATTAAATAATGATTTTGGAATAGAACCCATGGGGCTTGCCAGATGCTGTAATAAAGAATGCGATTCTTTTTTTTTAAACATTAAGAATAACCCCCCAAATTATGTTGATTTTCATAATTAACACCTCGAAACGTATTTACTTTTGAATTGAAACTTAATAATGTTTTTTTAAACAATGAAAAAAACATTAGGACAATATTTTACAACTTCCGAAGAATTGCAAACATTTATTTTTGAAAAAGTGCAACACAAAGGCGAATGTTTACTCGAACCTTCTTTTGGAGCCGGTCATTTACTTAAAAAATTCAAAGAATATGATGAAAATTATCCAATGGTTTGTTACGAAATTGATGAAACAATTAGTCGTGTTGTTTCATCAAACCCCAAACAGTATTTTTTGTATTGTGATTTCATCATTCAACCAATACAGAAATACAAAACAATTATTGGAAATCCTCCGTTTGTCAAACAAAAAATGGGGAATTTATATTTGAAATTTATTGAGAAATGTTTTTATTCGTTACAAGAAGATGGTGAGCTTTTGTTTATTGTTCCTTCTGATTTCATAAAACTAACGAGTGCATCTTCTATTATAACTAACATGACAAGTGCAGGGAGTTTTACAGATTTTTATTTTCCTCACAATGAAAAACTGTTTCAAGGAGCAAGTATTGATGTCATGGTTTTTCGTTATCAGTTGGGGTTGATGACAAATAAAACAATGGTAAATAAAAAAGAAATGTTTTGCAATGTAAACAGAGGAATTATAACATTTAGTGAAATAGAAGTAAATGGTGTAACAGTCGACTCTTTGTTTGACGTATATGTTGGCATTGTTTCAGGAAAAGACAAAGTGTATCGATCATCTATTGGAAATATTGATGTTTTAGTAGATAAAGAAAAAAATGAAAAATTTATTTTTCCAGAGTCATTTCCTACAAATAATAAAGAAATCAACAATCATCTTCAAAAACATAAATCTGAGTTACTTGAAAGAAAAATAAAGGATTTTAATGAAGAAAATTGGTTTGAATGGGGTGCACCGCGCAATATGACGAGTATTCAAAACCTTTGGGGAAAGCCATGTATTTATTTACGTAATATAACACGCCAAAAAGAAGTTGCTTTTCGCGGTACTGTTCAATATTTTGGAGGAACATTATTGTGTCTTGTTCCAAAAAACAGTGTTAACATAGATGATATAATTTCTCATTTTAATTCAGAAGAATTTCAGCGTGATTATATATATTCAAATCGTTTTAAAATTGGTCATAAACAAGTTAGTAGTGTCATTATAAAAAAATGTCATTTCCCGTAAAATATGCTATTTCCATTCCAATTAAGAACAAAAAATATGATAACAAATATGATAACAAATATGATAACAAATATGATAACAAATATCATAACAGATATTCAGAATTAAATCTATAAATAAGTAGATATGTCAGCATCGGCAAACTCTTTTGTTCGCAAAATCATTTCTCTCACAGATGTTTGAATGCAACTCATTAATGATTTAACTTTTTCGATGTACTGACTTTCGTCTATACAATAGTCGCGATGGTTGAACTCGTTTTTCCAATTTATTTGAAGATTATTGCTTGGATTGCTCATATATGTATGAATATCAAAAATGGGTTTTAATAAAACGTCACCAGTTACCTTGTTTTTCACCAAATAATGATATTCGGTTGATTTATCGCGTGTTCGCTTGATTTTATTTTCACTTTTTGCTTTTATAATCATATCAAGAAAATCGTTCCAACTTGATGAATAAGGGTAATCGGTTTGTCCGGTAATGCTAAAGTACATTGATGGTTTGTTCATTGCATTGTCGTTCGCTTTGCATTCGGTAATTTTGAGATTAATATGTATAGAATTAATCTTAATATCATAACATCCTCGGGGAGGGGAAATATTAATTTTCCAAAGCGGATGTGAAGACAACAACGTTTTTTCCAATTCTTTTAGAAAAGGTTCCTCCTTCATTGCACTATCTATGCGACCATCTGAACTTTTTTTTTTCATATCAATTGATTTTGCAACAAATATAACTTCGGATATAGTATTTTCGTAACTAGGGCTCATTAATGGAGATATTCTTACATTTTCCACGTACTTTTTTGAAGAAAGGCAGCAAAACATTGTTAAAATTTTCATTGTTTATTAAACAGGTAAAGATAATAAAAATCAATTTTCTTTAAGTTAGTTTTTTATTTAAAAGAGTAAAATGACCTTAATGCGAATCAAAAGACAATGGTTATATTGCAAATCTGCTTGCCATTTCGAATAATACTACTTTTTTTGATCTCGAATGATTTCTTTACCCCGAAGAAATCTCCTCTTCTTGCAGAGTACTTTTTACGGAAATAGTCTAAAAATGTCACACTATGCAGAGGAGATGGCATATATTCTGCAATTATCACGCACAACTCGTCGCTGAATTTGAAGTTTCTTTTGAAAATTGAAGACCAAAACTCTGTCCAGTAAAAGTTGTAGTTGGGCTCTGCTAACAATGCCGTTATCGGGTCGATCCATGGACGCGCGTTCAGTTTGGCTACCATATATGGAGAAGAATTCGTGACATACTCATTCAAAAGGTTTTCTGACATAAGTTGTAAAAATTTTGGCTCTCTTGCAATCCCATCCATAATTCTGGCTTGAACTTTCGCGATGAGTGAAAGTATAGAATCCGCGCATTTTCTTGTTTTCGCGTCGTATAGGTTCTTCTTGATGGGCACATCTTTTAGTAGCTCTATTGACTTTTCGTAAATAGAGATTACCATTGTAGACATTCGTTCAAAGACCAGCACAAGTGTTGTATCAAAAAGTTCAAAGAGTTCTTTGAAAAGCCACAATCTTCTCATAAAGGAACGTTGATTGTTCAATATTTTTTCAGACTCTGTAAATCGCGCGTAGACAGACCTCGCTTTTTCTACAAACGTTTCAATCGAATATGGTCCATATTTTTGAAAGTACGATTCCTTCAAATCCTTGCTCGTGTCTTTTGACGGATAATTGAGATATACGTCTATCTTTTTTCTCTTGACAGAGAAAATTGTCTTTGATGGCAAGCCGCTTATTAATGACTCGTGAAAGAACTCGTCCCCATCGTTCTCAACTTTATAAATTTCCATTTCCGATACAATTTTTTTCCCGTGAAACATGATTTAATCACTTTTTGTTGAACGTGTACATTTATTGAATAAATAAAATTATTTCAATTTTTTAAAAGGTCGGACTGATTAGTAAAAAGACATAAAAAATAAAGTTATTAATTACTATGAATGATTTGAACATTGATAATTACACAATGGATGATATTTTGAAACTTTTTAAAATTACTGATTTTAATGAAAATGAAATGAAACAAGCCAAAAAAATGGTATTGATGACTCACCCAGATAAATCACGACTTCCTTCTGAATACTTTTTCTTTTATACTAGAGCATATAAAATTTTGTATTCGATTTATCAATTCAAAAATAAAATGAAAATGGATCAACCAACAGAATATATTCCAGATAAACCAGAAAAAGATGTAAGTAATTACTTGAAGAACAATAAAGAAACATTTGGAGTATGGTTTAACGAAGAATTTGAAAAACGCCGAGAACAAACAGATGGTTACGAAGATTGGTTGAAATCCGATGATGGCATTATTGTATCAAATGTTAAATTAGCCGAAATGCATAATTTTTTTGAAGAACAATCCGTGACAATAAAATCAGAAGTTAAAGAATATTCTGGAAATATAAATCAAACATTTGAAACTGATATTTTTTCTTCTTTACATTATTCGGACTTGAAAGAAGCGCACACGTTGGCACCAGTTTCTATGAATGAATTTTATAATAAACCCAAGTACACCATCAATCAATACAAAACTCATAGACAAGAGGAAGAAATAACTCATTTGCCATATGATGAAAAAAAAGCAAACTCTATTTTGTTTGAAAAAAATAGAGTCGACGAAGAAGAAGCTATTTCCCGCGCATATTATTATGCAAAAAAAACACAAGAATCCGAAAAAGCGAACGAGATTTTTTTAGCAAAGATGAAATTATTAAATAATTAGTAATTATATGATTGAAATCTTCTGTTTACTTGCATTGGTTTTTGTAGCAATGTTATATAAATACGATTCTATACATGATGACAATTATAGTTTAGTTAAAAAATATCTTGTTCGAGATGTAAATATTTCAAACGGAAAACCAATTATTTGGATTTATATTCCAACTATTCCAAATAGTAGAAAAATTAAAAATTTCGGGGACGGTGTAAGTAGATTAATAAACCAAGAATATTTATATTTAACAATAAAAAGTATAATAAAAAATAATCCTTCGTTTACCATATGTTTAATAGACAATGATTCTTTCAATAAGTTAATTTCTGGGTGGGAATACGATTTGAACACAACTCCGTCGCCTATATTAGAGAATATGATAAAATTAGCAATGTCTAAAATATTATACATTTACGGAGGAATTGTTGTTCCTCTTTCGTTTTTATGTTTCAAAGACTTGCTTCCATTATACGAGCATGGAACCCAAACTGGATTATTTATTTGTGAAAATATTAATAAAAGTAATAGTTTAGCAAAATATTCACCTGACCCATCATTTATGGGTTGTCGTCAAAATGATCCATTAATGCTCGAATATAGTTACTTTTGCGAAACAATAATTTCAGATACATCCCAAGAACCAGTCTTTCTAGGGATTCATAGCAAATGGTTTGTTAATAAAAACGTTACTATAATAAATGGAGAAAAAATAGGTATTAAATCAGAAGGAAAAATGATAACAATAGAAAAATTATTTAGCACGGCACAGATTTCTTTAAGTAAAGATGTATATGGAATTTATATACCTGAATCAGAAATATTACAACATCATAATTATGAATGGTTTTCACGACTCTCCAAAAAAGAGATTTTGTCCGGAGATACAATTTTACAAAAATATATTATCATGACGTGTGCCAAAAAAAACGATTGGATCCCTTTTTGGAAATTTCCATATTAATCTGAATTTTCAAAATTAATATAATATATGATTTCATATTTAGAATGAAGAAATTTGAGTCTATAAAAAAAAGGTATATCATTGTTGTTGCAAATTTGACGTACAACAGTTAAAAAAGCCTTGTATGAAAATGGAGTTTTTGTAACATATTTTTTTTGAGAGTTAAAATAATAGTCTTTACATTCTTCTAAAAAAACTAAGATATATGGTAACAATTTTTTGAAAATTGGTTTATCAATAATGTATTGATTATTTTCTGAAATCTTTACTTTATCTAAAAGATTGTATAAAATAGTCTTTGGTATCTGTTTTTTAAAAATTTTCATTTTTAATGTTATAATATATTTTTAAAAATACTATTAGTGAATAAAGCAAGTTCTATGACATCTTCATGAATATTATGAAATGCAATTATATACTTACATATATGTTGCGAATAATCCAAGTTTTGTATTTTCGAGAATTCGTAAAAGTTGTATAAAATATCCATGACAGAGTAACCAGAATCATACAAATCGTATAATATTTTTACACAACCTTGCAAATTTTTATTTTCAATTTCGTTTACAAAATTTTGAAAAATTTGCGGATGAATATCAGACGATATTTCTTTTGCAATTTCTATAGTAATTGGTATATTTATCAATTTGAACTTTTCCAAGTTATTTATTATCTGTTTAATATTTAAAAAATTAACGAGATATACCTTTGTTTCTTCATCAATGTCTAACTTTTCATTTAATTTAATTTTATCATAAATAATGTTTATTTTTTCTTGTGTCATTGGTTTAATTTCAATTACGTGTAACATTGATTGAATACTCTCTGTCAATTTTTGAGGAGTTGAACAAGATAAAATATAATTTATGTCGTATGTTTCAATAATATTTTTGAATATTTGTTGATTTGTTTCATTCAACGAATCAAAATCATCCAATACAATCATCTTTTTTTTATTTGTAAGAGATGGAGATCTACAAAACTGAATTACTTCATTTTTAAAATAATTTATACCGTATTCTTTTATATTATTAATTAATAAAACATTATCTGATTTTCCATAATAATCATTAATAATTGCATTTATAAATGCAGTTTTTCCATTGCTCTGTTTACTTATAAAAAGTATTTTTATAGTATTTATTTTGATAAATTCTTTTATCAATGACGAAATGTCAATATCTACAAAATCATCTAATGTTTTAGGGTAATATTTATTAATTAGTAATTCTTGCATTCGTAATTATTAAACTAAGTTTATCTTTTAAATTATTAATGGATTATTATAAAATTTTAGAAGTTGATAATAATGCTACGCAAGAAGAAATTAAAAAGTCTTATAGAAAATTATCGTTAAAATATCATCCAGATAGAAGTGGTAATAATGATAATAAAAAAATTCAGGAAATAAACGAAGCATACGAAATACTAGGCGACGAAGCAAAAAGACAGGGTTATGATTTCGAATTAAAATTTCCTTTGATGGGAGGGATGGGTGGAATGGGTGGAATGCCATTTCCAATGGAAAATTTGTTTGAACAAATATTTTTTGGAAATTCAGAATCTCCAAATATTCGTGTTTTTCAAGGGTTTCCAACTTTAGATAAACCAACTCCTATTATAAAAACATTTGAAATTAATATGGATGTAGTGTTAACTGGTGGTAACGTTCCTATTGAAATAGAACGCTGGATTTTTCAAAACGGAGAAAAACAATTTGAGAAGGAAACTATTTATTTAGATATTCCTAAAGGAATCGATGATAATGAATTACTTATTTTACGCGATAAAGGAAATATAAAGGATAAAAATATTGGCGACATAAAAATATTTATAAAAGTAAACAATAATACAAAATTTCAACGCAACGGACTAGACCTCTTTTACGAAAAAACAATTTCATTAAAAGATGCATTATGTGGATTTTCGTTTGACTTGAAATATATAAATGGAAAAAAATATACAATTAATAACCAAAAAGGAAATATCATACCGCCCAATTTTAAAAAAATTATTCCTAATATGGGTATAGAACGTAACGGATATGTTGGAAATTTAATCATTTCATTTAGTGTTCATTTTCCAGAAAATTTATCAACCGAAATCATTGATAAAATTAAAGATTGTCTTTAGTAACTGTTTAAAGGAAATGATCGTATATATTGTCCCGGACGCAGGTTATATTTTTGAAGAAAATGACCATATTTTTCTCGAGGGGTTGCTTGAGTGAACGAAGTAAAATTAATTATCCAAGCCAACATTGAAGGAACCCCTGCTCTAACTGTCTTACTAGTAATACCAGTGCTCATATTTTGTACAGTTCGAAGTTTAACCATAATATAATATAATTTTTTATTTATTTTTAAAAAAATCGTCCATTTACATTGTAATTTGGTTGGTCCAACCTAAAAATAAATTTACTACATCCGTGCTCACAAGAATTTGCATGACGCATTTTTGCTCTTCGTGTAAAAATATTCATAGCCCCAACTCCAGCCCCATAAACATATTTGGTGTTTATATCTGCATAACGACCAGTAATAAGACCAATAGGAGGATTTTTATTCATTCCTGCTCCATTTGCTGTCTGGTATCTCAAACGAGGATTTCTAGCATTTAATGGTAATTTCATAAATTACAGATACAAAATAATTTATGAATTCAATGCTTTTTCCTTGATCAAAGTTAATCGATAAAAAATTATCTTTGTCTGGAAAATCCGGGGTAAACTGGCTTCAAAATAAAAAAAATTGAAAATGTCTATTTATTTTCTTTCTATATATTATGCCTACCCGAGCCCAAACACGTAATCGACGCCGTACTCGAAGACGTGCTGAAAGGCATGAAGAAATGATGACTTATGACAAAGACTTGAGTGTAGTTGAATTGCATCACATGCTAAGAAATAACATTAATAGTAGTAGTGTGTTAGGAAAACCATTTATATTAACAAATATAGATACTGGTGATATTAAATGGGGGACTTCATTAGTGGGGGTTAGACGAGCAGCTGATGGAGATTTCATAATAACATCTAGAAATAGTAGAGGTCAAGATAACGAAATATATGTGGATGGCGATTTAATACAATTTGTAAGTTTTAAAGATTTTGATGAAATTTAGATTGCTTAATCACCAAACGATTTGAAATTACATAATGTGAGGAGTTAATCCTTAATGGTTTCATAATATTTTCCACTAACACCACACTCACCATCATTTCTAGTGAGATCTGCATATTTATACACAATTTCACCAGTTACAACATCCTTTGTACCAAAAAAAGAACATCTTGAAAATGATATATCTTTATGTGGTATAAAATGTTTACAATTTTTACATATTGGATACTCCATATTTTTTATTTTAGGAATTAGTAGCATAAAGAGATTTAATTTCATTATATTCTAATAAAATTAATTTTTATATTGTTAATCAAATATTGAACCCAATTAAATTCATATAGTTTTGTAAAAAAATGGGCATTTTATGATTTTGATTCTTTTTATATAATCTTCCTTCATTCATCCCGTGTTTTTCAAAATGATCTGTAGCAACATCATTTGGTAAATTGACCAAGTCGGCATTTATTGATTTATATTCTTCAACATCAAAATCACTAGGTATATTTTTATCAACGTAAAAATTTGACATAAGCTTTTTAACCTTAACGATTGGATAATTTTTATTATATAAGTAATCTTCTAAATAATCATCATCAAAATGAATATTACCATCGTACGTATCCATTTTATATAATACTTTTGTACTTTCAAATATAGAAGAACTATCTATCTCAAAAATATTAATGACCGATAAAAAATCAGTAATTTTACTCTTATTTTCTTGATAATATTTAATAATTTTATTTACTCCAACAAAATTATAAATTCTCAAAAAGTCTGGATAGTGATATTGTGTTTGATTAGAATCTAATAAAGAAACTATTTCTGTTTTTGAATCTACGAGCATTTTAAGATTTATTAAAGACCTGGTTATAATAAAACTATCATTTGTTAATATGACATTTTGATATTTACTATAATTTATTTTATTTAAAAAATATAACCATTTACCGTGTGAAATAAATTCGTCGTTTGGTTTATAATCAAAATAAATATTGTACACTGGAACTAAAAAATTTCGACCTTCGTTTATTCCATATTTAACCCAATGTTTTCTTAAATTTTCATCATTATATCTAGACAAATCACGATATTTTTTTCTATAAATACTACATAATTCATGAGTTAAAATATCATTAAAAATAATATTTTTACCTGAATATATATTTTTTATTTTTTCTTCTATATTTAAGTTTATAAACTCGCTTGAGTTTACTAAAGCAATCGTGTTGGATATTTCCATAAAATATTTAAGATTATGTAATAATGCATTTATTTTAATATTACTATTTGTATGACAACTTATTATTGTGAGAACGCTCATATAAAATAAATCTATTTAATAATTAATTTTCGTTTCTTTGTTTCTAGATTCTTTGTTTCTAGATTTTTTGTTTCTAGAGTTATCGATTCTAGTTCTTTCAACCAGAATACTTCTATAGTTGTATTGACAATTTTGCAAAGTTCTTCTTTTTTACCCTTTAATTCCTTTTTACTTTTTTCTACATTTTCAAGTGTAACACTATCCATATACATCCGTGTCAAATATTTATAATCTGTTGTATCTCCTAATTTAGAATATCCTTTTTCTTCCAACATCTTTTCAATTTCCAAACCACTTTTTCCAATCAATCGAATTGTACCACTCAATATTTCATTAATATAATTTACTCTATTTTCTAAAAATAATAATTGCGCAGTGATTTTTTCAATCAAATGTTGTTTTCTTTTTTCGTACAGTCTATATCGAACCCCAAAGTAATCGTCAATAATATCCCTTACACAGGCATATTTTATTAATCTGCCTTCTTCGTTAAACAAATGCATGTTTGACATAGACTGGGTCGTTGATAACTTGAATACCTTTTCAAGTGTCTTTGATTCAATAAGCTCACTAAGCTTTCCTTTGTGCAATGTAATAACAAAATGTACTGTTATGTCGTTACATAAATCATCATAATCCTTGACAATTGGACTTATTTTGACGCCCTCCTTATCTGTTTCTGTCAAACATTCGAGATGTTCTTTATAATCATCTGTCCATATTCCAATGGGTAATTCTGTTATTATTATCTTATCTTCGCCTAGAGTGTATAATCCTTTTATCAAAAATCGAGCTCCGTATGGTTCAATCGTTCCCTTAAACCCTTTGTAATAAGGTAAAAATTCTGTATTGTTTTCTATGTGGTTGAGTTTGTCTTTCAGATAACTGATAATTTGTGACGGATTGAAAGAAGGAATTTCTGTGCTATATCCCGTACCAATTCCTTTTGCACCATTTACAAGAATCATTGGAATAATAGGAACGTAAAATTGAGGTTCAACCACCACGCCGTCGTCTTCTAAATAATCTAATACATCGTCATCATCTTTTGGAAACAATTGACGTGTTGTCGGATTTAATACAGTAAAAATATATCTCGGTGACGCAGAATCCTTTCCACCTTTCATTCTAGTTCCAAACTGACCTTTAGGTAACAATAGATTTATATTATTTGATCCAACAAAATCTTGTGCCATACCAACAATTGTTTGATTCAAGCTCATTTCACCATGATGGTAACACGAGTGTTCAGAAATATATCCAGAAATTTGAGAAACTTTACATTCTACAATCAAGTTTCTCTTGAATGTTCCATACAATACCTTTCGTTGACTTTCTTTAAGACCATCAACGATGCTTGGAATGCTTCTGTCATTGTCTGCGTTGGAAAAATGTTTAAACTCTTTGTGAATAAAATCAGTAAACGTTACTGTTTCTTTTGTAGTATCTAAACAACTTGTTCTGTCATAACTAGCTAGCCATTCTTTTCTATTTTCCGCGCGTTTTTTGTTGAAAATCATATCGATCGTTTCATCACATGTTTCCGAATGTTCAAAACGAACTATTTTACGATCCTTTAAATATTTGGCAAATTCTTTTCGATCACTTGTCCCCAACCCCTTGTACCATTTTGTATGCCAACCACTCATGCTATTTGTTTCTTTCCAAAGACGAAACTCGTTTGTGTTGTAGAAAGAAACAACCGATTGCCCTTTTGTGCATTTGATAATAGGTGTATTCATGAAATTAATAAAGTGTGGAATTTGTGTTAATGATGGCCATAGAGTATGCAACATATTGATACACAACCCTTTGATATGTGATCCATCAGAGTCTTGATCACATAAAATCCAAATTTTCCCATAGCGTAAATGTTTGTGAACATCTTCCAAAGTATATGTTTTCCCAGTTTCTAGTCCTAAAATACGTTTAAACTCTGCAATTTCTTTATTTTCCATCACTTTTTTTATAGCTTCGCCGCGCACATTCATTACCTTTCCTTTCAACGGATAAACGCCAATTGTATTCTTATCTTCTGCTGTAAGGCCTGACATAATACTCGCCTTTGCTGAATCGCCTTCACACGCGACAAGAATACAATCACGAGATTTTGATGTTCCGGCAAAATTCGCGTCTGTCAATTTTGTTATCCCACGAAGAATCTTTGTTTTTGAACCATCTGATTTTTTAATAGTTTTTGCCTCTTTTGCAGAAGCAATTGTGCAAGCCATGTCCATGATGCCTAAATTTGCAACTTTTTCAATAAATTTTGCGTTCAATTCGCATGTTGAACCAAAGTGTTGCACAGAGGTTTCCATGTAATCTTTTGTCTGACTATCAAATGTAGGATTCACAATATTACATCGTAAAAACAAAAACATCTGCTCCTTGATGCTGCCTAAACTTACCTTTATCTTTTTCTTTTTTTCAATATATTCGCAGATTTTTTTTGTAATTTGATTGACAATATAGTCTACATGTTTCCCTCCCTTGTTTGTTGCAATGCCATTGACAAAAGAAACTTGTGTGAATTCGCTCGAGATAGAAACAGCACATTCCCAATGTTCCGAATATTCGTGTATGTAAGGCTGTTTAGTATATAATTCGACATATTGCTTGAAAGATTGTATAGGAACAATCGAACCATTCCACTTTATTTTTACATTTTTTTCAGTTACCCCAGCAATGTCGTAGACTCTTTTTTGAAAGAGTTTTAGGATGTCTGGGGTCATTCCATCAATACCAAATCTTTTATAATCTGGCTTAATTTGTATTCTCGTAAAAGGAGTCGATTTCGAAGTAGTAATTTTGGGAGGATGAATAGTATCCAAGTTGTTTGTGAATCTCTGAAAATATTTTTTTCCGCGAACATGGTCAACCGTTTCGATTGAACATTCAGTAGACCAGATAAATGCCAGCTTAACACCATATCCATTCTTTCCACCAATAATCGATTTTGTATCTTTTGAATAATTTGTAGAACTGCGAAGATGTGCAAAAATCATTTCGGGTATCCATATGTTATATGTAGGATGCATTTCAACATCAATTCCATTCCCATTATTTGTCATTGTTATTGTCCCATCTAGGTCAACATCAACTGATATTTCCGTAACTTTCTTTGAACCTTCGATTGACTTCATTCTTTCTATATGATCCCGACAATTAACAACAAGTTCGTCAAAAATCTTGTATAATCCTGGAATATAATCAATAGGAACCCTTTTTATCATATCCTCCAAAAAAATCCACATTGGTGCATTCATCATTTGCACACTTCCCATATACGTGTCTGGTTTTTCAATAATATGTTCTTTGTCTGTCATTTGTTTGTAAACATCTTCTAGTGCGATCATTTTTTTTTATAGTAATTTATATGAAAATTTTAAATCAATTTAATATATGAGTTTGCATAACATAAAACTTCAACTTAATAAGGAAAGAGTAAAATGGTTAGAATTATATTGTAATCGAGATTCTAATTTAGGTATAGGAAATTTAGGTATAGGAAATTTAGGTATAGGATGTTTTAAAGAAAAGGCAAATTATTTAGGATCTAGTTATATAAAACCTAATTATTCAGCTCTTTCAAGACAAACAAATTCAATAAAATTCAGTAAAGGTAAAACGCAATTTGCTTCTTTACAATTAAACGATTATGGAAAAATAGAGGGTTCGTCTGGTGGATATGGTAGTTCTATTAAAAATAGATTTTAATAAAAATATTTTCTATATTTAACATATGAGTAAAAAAAGTGGATCGAGAGCGGAGGTATATCACGGTACTGCTTTACAAACTCCAGGTGGTTTGCGTAAAAAGGATCTCTACAAGAACAAACGCGGTAGAATTGTTTCAATGAAAAAAAGTAAATCGGCAAAATCTTGGAATCCATTGAAAATGCTTGGATTGTTAAGCAGTTCGGGAGATCCATTTGGAGCTAAAACAATTTACAAAGGTTTTCGCAAAGGTTCCATTAGTAAAACACGAAAAGGGCGATCTGGGCAACCAGTACAAGATTTTGTCACACATAAAGGGACTAAAATAAAAAGAAATGGTAAAAAATACAAGGGATACTTTGCTCGTAAAGGCTCTGTGCGCAGAACAAATAAACAAAAATTAGGGCGAGATTATTCTCAAAGTGGAGGAATAACCGGAATCACACAACCTTTGAATTATGCCAACTATCCAAGTCCAGTTGCAGATTTTTCTAAAACTAATCCTGTCTTTATAAATAACCCTGAACAAAGAGCTCTAATGGCTGCAAGTGGTGGAAAAAAACGTGGAGGTGGACTTACTCCTTTAGCGATGACGCAACTTGATCAAGGGTATCCTTCACAAATAAGTAATAATTTTCAAGCACGGACTCCATTATCTGAAGCGCTGACGGCTGCTGCATAACTTGAATTTGCAGTTCTGCAAAATATTTTTAATAAATATTTTTAATATTGTCAATAAGTATGTCTTCAAATTCAAAAAGTTTAAGCAGGAAAATGGGTTTATTACGACAAAAAAATGCCGCTAAAAAAATTCAAAGAGGTTTTCGTACTATGAAAAAAAGAGAGAATTTGGAACTTTTTATGCAAAATGGGAGAAACCCTCTTCTCAATGTTGCTTATGCTGCCAAAGCATCCAGAAGGATAGGAAGGAATCCAAGAGCAAGCTCAGTGTTTATGGCAAATCTTCTTAATAAAAACAAACCATTTGCAAGACACATTTCCTCGTTTTCAGATCCATTGACACCGTTACATAGAGCACAAATTGATTTGATGGATATTTCACAAACGAAAGAATTTGCTGATGAAGGTGGCACTGTAACTGTAGGCGATGACGAAGTAACCCGTAGAATAGACCCAAAAAACTTTGGTCCTCTTGTAAGAGTGGAAGAAGAAGATGATAATGACAGCGATAAAATGCGATATGAATTTATTTTTAAAAATGTAGAAATAATTGCATATGTTGATTACGACAGCGAGTTACAGGTCAAGTTAAATGAATTATATGAGATATTAGAACCATTAGTACCAAAACGGAAATTTTCTATGAGAAGATCAAGGAGATAAAGAATATTTTAAAATAATTTAAATAAAATAAACAAATTTAGTAATGGCAGATAATGTTCTAACAGTACAAACCGTGCAAATTTCTCCATTTCGAACACTAATGGCAGCATTAAAGGATGTTTTGGTAGAAACAAATATCACATTTCAAGCTGACGGAATTAAGATTATCAATATGGACAAATCGCATACTATTTTAGCCCATTTGAAACTAGAAGCAAAAAATTTCGAAGTTTATGAATGCAAAAAAGAAAAGATTATTATAGGAGTGAACATGTTTCATTTATTTAAGTTAATAAATTCAATTGATAATGATGACATTTTAACAATGTATATAGAGAATAGTGATTATGTAGACGGAGTTGTTTCACACTTATCTTTAAAATTTGAAAATGGTGACATTCGACAATGTAAAACACAAAAGTTACGCCTTATTGAACCAGATATGGAGGAATTATCTTATCCAGATGTTAATTTTTCATCTATTATCAACTTGCCATCATATGACTTTCAAAAAATTATTCGCGATTTGTCTTGTATTTCTGATAAATTGGAAATAAAATCCGTTGGCAATGAGTTGATATTCAAGTGCCAAGGTGCGTTTGCATCAGCAGAAATCCATCGCGTTGAAACAGACGGAAGTATGGAATTTATTTTAAAGCAAGACGAGAGTAAAATTATTCAAGGAGAATTTTCGTTGAAAAATCTAGGATACTTTATCAAATGTACAAACTTGTGTCAACAGATTGAAATATATTTGGCAAACGATCTACCTTTAGTAGTAAAATATAATGTTGCAAGCTTGGGTGCTATATACTTAGGATTAGCACCATTACCATCTAGTTAATTATATTTAATTCTAATTTTTTAGCATTAAATATAATATTTTCCTTTGGTATAATGAGTGATACTGGTCCAACTGGAGCAACTGGTGCAACTGGTGTAATTGGTGCAACTGGTGTAATTGGTGCAACTGGAGCAACTGGATCTGTAGGTGATACTGGTGCTACTGGATCTGTAGGTGATACTGGAGCAACTGGATCTGTAGGTGATACTGGTGCTACTGGTTCTGTAGGTGATACTGGTGCTACTGGTTCTGTAGGTGATACTGGTGCTACTGGATCTGTAGGTGAT